CATTTCGTACTATATATTATATTGTGAGAATCGGAAAAATTTTTTATTTTTTTTTCATTCTGGATTTTGAAAATTTTTTTTTAAATTTTTTTTATTACATATATATGTAACCTGTTTCCATACTTACCCCCAACCTTGCTGGGCAGGAAAAGCAAATTTGTTTTGTTTTTGTCTTGCCAATTTAACAAACAAATAAAATTTTAAAACAATGGAAAAAGAAAAAGTAACCCCTCAATTAATTAGTGATTTGCGCAAGCAAGCAGGACAAAGTGAGAAAAGAATTAAAAACGCCGCAAGAATGTTTGAAAGGACGCCCGAAAGCGGTGTTTTTGTTACGCCCGTATTGAAAGAATTTGAGTTGGAACAACCCGATGGTACAACTCGAAAGGTGCAAAGTTTGGGCTACCTCACTGATAAAGGGGACTTTGTCAGCGAATCGGCGCTGACAAAGAGTAACATATTACCTGAACTCGTCCAGATTAGGACGGGTGAAAGAAAGGGTCGGTATATGTTGCGTATGCAACGTTTGACCGATTTAAGGAAATTTGGAAAAAGCCAGGATGAGCAGCTTGCAAACCTGGCTGGTAAAGCATTCTCAACTAAGCCCGTTGAAATTCGGGCATACAAGGCTCAGTACTTAGAAAGTGCTGAGACCTTTGACGAGGTTACTGTCGATGCAGGCGCAGTAACCCCTGAGAGTGAGGCTGAAATCAAGAAGTCGCTTCTGTCCTGCACAGAAGCCGCAACGGGCTATGAGTTTATCATAAAATAGCCCGTTAAGAAAGATAGGGAGGGAAACCTCTCTATCTTTTTTTTAAATTGAAGTATTCTTTAGTACTTCAATTGAATAGTTTGATAGTTCTATAAAAACTATCGAAGTATAATTTCTAAGAGAATATGGATGAGAATAAAATCTATACTCTCGTAGGTTATTATGGAGATGATAATATCTTTAGAGCTTTGTCTGGAGAAGAAATCTCTTGTATAACCTACAGAGAGTATAACAGATATATAGTTGGAAAGCTATGCTGTGTAAATATGAGGTATAGTTTCCAACTAAACTGCTGGATAATATTCCAAGCAGTATTATTATAAGGGAGATGCCGAAAACCCTTTAAAAGAGTAGGCAATAATTAAATAACAAAAAATCATGCACAGGTATTATTTGTCTTCAAATGGAAACATTCTTAACACAGAGTTAAGATGTTTTCAAACTTCTACAGGAAACTTTCTGAGGAGGGTATTTGATTCTGAAATGGATTATCTAATGGAGGTACTACCTCCAGTAGAATTTCCAGAAGGTTTACCAGAACCAGAGTTACCAATCTGGATATATCTCTGGGAAACTAAAGAGATAGAAGGAGAGGAAGTTTATGATGTTATTGCTTTTACTAGAGAAATTAATGGTAAAAGAGAATATGCTATTCTTTATGTAACTAATGATGACATACATTCTATTGATGTAAGAATAGTAGATGTAGATATGATTATTTACATGAAGGATGAGAATAATTCTGATGGAGAAGCAGAACTTCTCAGCTATGCTAGAAAAGCTTCTCTAGAGGAAGTATGGAATCTTGGCAATCCAGACTTTAAAGGTAGAGTAAAAAAGTACAAGATATTAAAAAGTCTTGGTATCAAACCTCCTTATGAAGAAAAGATTGAGAGAAGGAGGAGAAGAAAAGTTAAAGTAGCACACCATAAAACTGTATAAAAATGGAAACAACAAATACATTAGTTAGTAGTCCAGAAGAGATTGCTAACTTGTTCTTTGACATTCTGAATTCTGGACAAATTCCTGTAACTGAAGTAATTTAAATGAAAATGAGGTTATAGAAATAGATAAAATCTTAGAACAGAAAATATTAAATGATATTCCATCAGTTATGGATTTTGTTGGTTTCTATGCCGATACTGTTTTATATAGGTATGAGTTGCATTATACTGATAATGGACTTCCTTACATTTTTGTTGGTAAATTAAAATAACTAAAATATGTACAACTATTACATACATGAAACAGGCGACATCTATAATGTTAAGAAAGGATGTATGCAGAATATAAGAGGAAAATTCTTAAGAAGAGTTTTCCCAGAGTATGAGAAATACATAATAGAGAATTCTATTCCATGTGTTTTTCCTGAGAATATTAAGGATGCTGAAGTTCCTATTTGGAATCTTCTTTGGATTGTAAATATTGGATCTGATAAAGTATATTGTTTTACCAGAAAACAAGAAGGGTTTGACAGAGAGTATTGTACTTTATTAAATCCTGCTACTAATAAAGAAGAGAATACTGCTGAAATTGTTGATACTGATATATATCCAATCTATAGTAGGACTGATTATCCTAAAGTTTTGGGTGTAGATAAGATAGAACTAGTAGAATCTTCTTTCTATTCTGAAGCTACTTTAGAAGAAGTATTTGGTCTTTATTTATCACAAATTTCTAAAAAATGAAAAAGAAATTAAACTTCTATACTATAACATTATCTGTTATAAGTATATATTTACTATTTCAAATAGTAATGGGAATAATTACAAATATTTAGACTATGGAAATAAAAAGCAATCCATCAATAGTTAAAGAACTATTTGATAAAGTAACTTTTCCATTTCTTGGAACTGACATTATTGCTAGTTCTGGAGAGACAGTACATTCATATTGTCATGTACAGTATGATCCTGAAAAGGATGAAATGTACTATAAGTCTGTAGAAAATGATTACCATAATAGGGTATCTGGATCTATGAAATATGATCACAGTAAATCTCTAAGTGATAACATTGCTGATCTAGGAAAATCTTTCTTGGATAAAGTTTATAATGAATTGAAGTAATAATATTAAAAAATATTATTCTGGAAATACATTATAATCATATCTGTAATCTGTATATTAAATTTCTTATCAATTATGCAATTTATTAACTAGTATTGTATTTTTTATTATTAATAATATTAATATGATAAAAATTATAAATTGCATATTTAATAATATTTTTAATATAACAGAGATATTGATATTTAAACATATAATGCTTAAAAATTAAAATAGTTGAATAGTAAAATAAGAGATGTAAATAGTTGTGGGTAGAGTAAAGTAGGGTAAAGAGATCGTATTACCTTATTCCCCTACTCTCTAAACATTCTCAATCTTTCAAATTTACTTTCTTATAGTGAAAATGGGTCGTTATTTATCGTTTATCCTAAAACATCTTATAATCCTTTACAAATACCTAAAATCCATTTTTCACTATCTATTCAACTTATTTTACAAAACAAGGATCAAACAAAATTTTCAATTTACTAGTTCACCTAATTTGAAATTATAAACAAAAATTAATCATTTTTATCTATATATTTTTATTATCATGCTTGAACCAAAAGAATATAAATTTGAAAAACCGTATATATCCTGTTTAGAACTATGACAGAACAGTATTTTATTTGGATAAGTAAGGGGTTATTAGAAGATACTATAGTTCTATTAACAGAAGTTGTAGATGGCTTAATTAATAAAGTAATAATAGCATCTACAAATACAACAAGGGAACCTGTAATAAATCTTAGCATACTAATTAATAAAACTATTGATGAAGCTATAGATGTTGTAAGTTCTTATGCTAATAGTCAAAACTATGTCGATAAAGAAGCAATAGTTACTGTTTCTAAAGTTTGTTAAGTATAAATTTTAAATATATAAATAAACTATGGAAGAATTTTACTGCATTTACATAGATGAACCAAATCTAGGTTCTAATACAGAAGCTTTTGTGAAAATAAATCATAACACAATTGTTTCAATAAAAGATACATCAAGACCTAAAAAATATCAATGGGATGGATGGAAAATTAATCTTAACATTCTAATAGGTAAAACATTAGATGAAGCTTTGGACATTTTATCCGATTCTCTAAATGAAACTAAATACACTTCTGGTGAACCTTATGTCTATTATACAGTAATATCAAAAAATACATACTATAAAGTAACAATTTAAAACTCTAAAACAAAATGGAAAAGAAGTTTCAATTCCGAGTTTCTGAGATATCTCTTAGGGACTCTTCATCAGTTGTTGTCTCAGTAGAAGACAACATCATAACAAAAGCAGTTAGTATTGCTAGTAAAAAGTGTCACTACTGGGACGATTGTCTTCCTAAAGCCAGTAATATGGTAGGAAGAAACATTAATGAGGTAGAAAAAGAAATTAAAAAATCTATCCTACTATATCAAATGAATGGTTATACTCCTTATGTAATAAGAAGAGAAGTTAAACCTAAAGATAAATGCAGTAAATATATTTAATTATGAAAGCTTCTGAAAATAAGTTAAAAATAGAACTTGAGGGGCCAGCACTTGGTACCCTCAAGTGGTTTGAAAAGTTCATGTCTAAAAGCAAGTTTGTAATAAAAGGAAATGAAGAAGAAACCCCAAGTATTTTTTTAATACACCTGAAAGATGACAGATTAATATGTAAGAAGAAAACAGAGAAAAGTGATGAAAGGTTTTATAACATATCATCTAATGGATGTGCTTACATATCTCCAGAATATGAAGGAAATAAAGAAGGACTTTTTGATTTTCCCCTAACTCCTAAATGTAGAGAAGCTGTGGAAAATACAATAAATGAAGCAATGACTTTGTTTGTCAATTGGTGGAAAGAATCTTAAATTAGAAGAAAATGGAAATATATTTAAATCATAAACCAACTTATGTTGGTACTTTAGATTGGTTTGAGGACTTTATGTCCGAAAGTGATTTGGTAATAAAAGAAATAGTTAATGGTATTCCTGGATTATTCTTGCATAATAAAGATGATATGGGAAGAGATTGCTACCACTTTTTATGTAGGAAAGACCTAAATGATGGATATTATGATGACTTTAATAAGACAGCAGATGGTTATATCTGTGTTTTTCCATCAACAAAACTATCTGAAAATGGACTATTTGATTTCCCATTAAGTCCACAATGTGAAAAGGCTGTAGATAAAATGATTTTGGAAGCTAAAAACTTGTTCAAAAAATGGTGGGAAAATGATGGAATACCATACTAAAGTACTGAATAAATGGAAGAAATAATTAAAAAATTAGTAGCATTAGCTACTGAATATGCAGAATTTATGGAAAGAAAACCAACTAATCGTGAGGTTGTTTTCTGGTATAGTGAGGACTATTCTGAAAAAATATCTGCATACTTTACTGAAGGAAAAGAATATGTAGTTACTTTTGGAAAAGTTCATATAGCTGAGTATAAAAGCACTATTGAATTTCCTTTCAGTTATACAATTGAAGATCTTGAAAAAGAATATGACAGGGCTAAACTTTTCTTTAAAGAAGAAAAGGAAAGAGTTAAAAGAAAAATCCAAGAAGCTAAGGAAATTGAAATTGAGTGCCTAAAAAAGCAATTGGAAGAGTTGGAAAAAAGTTAATAAAAAAGTCATTTGTTGTTAGTAGGAGAATTCTTAGTAGTTCTCCTACTTTATAAAATTAAAAAAATGAAAATAGATAAGATCTTAAGACAACATCGTAGAGACTTCCATGCAATTTATATCTGTGAACATTGCGGATATAAAGAGGAGAAAAGTGGGTATGATGATAATTACTTTCATACTGAAGTAATTCCAAAAATGGTATGTCCTAAATGTGGTAAAACTGCTGATAGTGACTATAGACCACTACAAACAAAATATCCTGATAATTTTGAAATTTAGGGATAATTTCTTTAAAGATTTATATAATGAAAACTTATGAACAAATTAAAGAATTTTTAGAATCTTTACCAATAGATAAAAATATTGTAGATTCTATTGATATAAATATGATAGATCAAAACAATCCTTTTGATTCTATCTTTAATTACCTTTCTAGCATAAATGGATTTCATAAGAAATTTGTTAACTCTAAAGAAGCTATGGATTATTTAACTAGGTATGATACATCTCTAGTTACAAGTCTAAATTTAGCTGGAGGATATGGATTAAGTATATATGATATAAATGCCATAACTTTAGCTACAGTATTATCTAACGAAAGAGGTATAAATAGTCTATATGAAGTAAAAGATCAAATAGAAGACTTCTTTAGAGTTAATAATTATTTTGAAAATTAAATATGGAAACAGTAGAATATAAAAAATTAAGAATAATCCTAAGTAAACTCTTAGACAACACAAATAAAGCATTTGAAACCCTTATGTTGCATCTAAATGAGTTAAAGGACTGTAATGACTTTGGTTCTATAAACAAAAAAATTAGAATTATAAGTGAAGATTATGAAAGGTTTAAATTTTATGCAGGTAGGTTAGATAAGTTACAAGCACTTTATAGCTTATCAAGCTCTACAAAAAGTATGCATGAAACTGTAGAAGAGTATATAGATAATTTGGGTATTTATACTAAAGTTGTAAAATAATACAAATTAATAAAATTGTACCTCCAACCTTACAAATTTATACACCGAATGGTGAATTATTAGGAACTGTTAATGAGTATGAATTTCTAGATATTAGGGTGCAAATTAAAAAGCAACAAGTATCAGGTTACTATGGTATTTTTAATGGAGAAAGAATTAATATTGATAGGAATGGAGAATTAGAAAAGTATCCTAATGGTTTGTTGGATACAATGACTGGGTATTATCTTGAACTTACATAATAAATTTTATTTTAATTATGACAGATTATTTTATTAAGTTGGAGGGTATAACAAAGAGAGAATTCTTTGCTATAGAAGCAATGAAAGGATTACTCTCAAATCCTGAACAAGTTAATGCTACTGATTATAAATGGGCAGCAAAAACTTCTATTGAGTATGCTGATGCTCTTTTAAAAGAATTGAAAGATGAATTACCTCAGTAAAGACCACTGGAATTATAGGGTAATGGCGAAGGGATACAAAAATGAAGTATATCTTGGTATATATGAGGTATATTATAAAGACGATATTCCTTCTTCATATTCTAAAGATCCAGTAACCATTGAAGGAAATAACTTATTTGAGCTTGATAAAGTCTTATCTTTAATGACAGAGTGTTTGGGAAAATCAATACTTTGGTATGGAGAGAAGTTTCCAGAAGAATATAGAAAAAGAGCTACAGATTATTTTATTTTACATAAAGAATTTGAAGATTATAAATTAAAAAATCCTTTTAAATACAAACTAGAGTCTATCTGGTTTGAATTATACTGTCTCATTACAAATAATAAATTAATAGGATGGATTAAAAGTAAATTCAAAATCAATCAAATATAGACAAGAAAGGCTAAACATTGATACCTTATAGACTTATTCTATAGAAGATACTAATCTTGAATTGACAAGATAACTATTCCTTATGAATAGTTGGAGTAATCCTAGACGTACCATTTGCTCGGAGGAAGCAATATATAAAATTGGTGCGAATGAGTCCTCAGCAAAGATAAATCAACAAAAGGACAGGTTTAACCGACCTGCACCAGCTATAAGGAAGAATTATAGCCACAGTTTTGCAGTGAGTAAGACACTGTAGAGGGGAAAAGAGTTCATAAGTGAAATGATACCCCACTGCTATTTGAAAAAGTAGCAAGATAAGTAAGAGAGACTCATCAACTCTTAAGCTTATTGAAAGCGCCTTGAAATGAGGATTGTATAAGTTGATTTATCCTGACCCTACTTCTAAACAAATGAAGAGGGTGCTAATAAGAATAATTTAATAATTAATAATATGAAAAATCTTATTGATGAATTTGTAGCTTTTTTAGAAGAAAATAATATAAAAGAACTTTATAAAAAAGCTCTTATAGAAAATGGAGTAATAAACTACTTGCATTTCTTAGAAGATAGTAAACCACGTAATTTTATATGTGGTGCATTCTCTTGGAGTAATACTCCAGAAGGATATAAATTTTGGCAAGATGTAGATTTAAAGTGGGTTACTTTATTAAAGGAATTAGAAACTCCTATTAAAGTAGGTGATAAATGTATATTTTGGAATGATAATCCAGAGTTGGTAGTAGTTGGAAGATTAGATAAAATAAAGTTAGATAAAGACTTAGAGAATCCTAGTTTTTATCAAACTGGATATTTATTATTTCAAAATTGTGAAAAATATTCTGAAAAAAGATTAACTGAAATAGCAAATAATGTATAAAGTAAGTTTTGATTTTGACGGCGTATTAGACAGAGAAGATGTACAAAAATATGCTAGATCTTTAATAGATAATGGATTTGAAGTGTGGATATGTACATCAAGACTTAGGGATAAAGATTCTCCAAATAATATGTGGAATGAAGACATATATAAAGTAGCCAATTATGTAGGTATAAATAAAAATCATATTAAATTTTGTGGATTATCAGATAAATATAAATTCTTTATAAAAAAAGATTTTGTATTTCATTTAGATGATGATTTAGAAGAAGTAAATTTAATAAATAAATATACTAATATTATTGGAATATATCTATATCCTTTAGATAATTGGTTAGAATCTTGTGAAAAAATTATTAACTCCTTAAAATAACTACTATGTATAGATACTCAATTATTTATGTTCCAATATGGGGTAATTTTACAAGATCTTGTGAATATGTAATGGCTTCTAATAAAAGCAAGCTATACTTAAGTTTTATGGTACAGAGGCTGGTGAAAATTGTAGTGGAATATTATACATTGATAAATGTTAGTTATGAAGAAAAATAAAAAAGTTTATGTACTTGTATCTTATCATGGTTGGTAAGAAATTATAAGAGTGTATAACAGTGAAAGAGAAGCTAAAAAGATTAGTGAAGAAGAAGAAAACTTCTATAATATGTTATATGAAATGCCAGAACCTCCGGAAGATTATGAATTCTATGATTTGTGGAAGAAACAGCAAGATCCATATTCTACTTATGTCGGAAGTAAAATCATACCATGTATTGTTCAATAGTATTATAAATAAAAATCATGGAAACGGATATAAGAGAAAAGAAGCTATTTATTAACTTTCTTGAAGAAAGAGGATTAAAAGACTCTTTTGAAAGTATTTTTGAAAGGTTATTTGGATATAGTCCGAATTTTGATTTATATACGAATTTTACTTATTTTGCTGATCCAGAAGATTATGTTACAATAATAGTCGGATTTTTGTCAATAGAAAATTCTAAAGAAGATATATTTTGGTCTAAGATTAATTCAGAGTGGAAAGATACACTAGAAAAATTTCGTCAGGAGCATAAAAATAATCCCGAAACTACGAATGTAAAATATCATTTTTACGATGCTGACTCTTTCGATTATAGAATCATGGCTAGAGAGTATATGGGAGGTGTAATATGGTTTAGTGTTAATACTGTCTATTATAAAGACGGCAAACCTATATGCTATGATAAAAAACCTGTATCGTTATTTAGAGAACCTTTAGAAGAAATGGTTAGTGTTATTAATTCGGTATCAGAATCTATTAATAAACCAATAATTTGGTCTGATGATAGATTCCCTGAAGAATATAAAAAATAGTACTATGAATAAAGAAGAGTGGATAAAAGAAGAGGTCATAAATTATGACTGGAAAAATGATGGATTTGGGGATAGTTCTATTGAAGAATTACTAAATAAAGGTTATGAAAGAGGGTACAGTGATGCTATGAAATTAGTAGATCCATTAATAAAATCTCTTGAGTATATTATTGAAAAAGCATACCCAAATACTGTTAAAGAAGCTATTACATTTGTAAATGATTCAAAGAATATAGCTTATAATGCTTTAAATATTTTTAAAAAACAATATGAAGACTGGACTTAAGGATAAGAATGGCACAGAAATAATGGTTGGAGATAAAGTAAGATTTAAATATATGGGTTGGTATTATACTGAAGTAGTAGAAGATATGCATAATAGGTATTATTATCCATTCAATCCAAATATTAGAATGGAGTCTGGATTTTATGTCCAACCATCAGATTATGAAATTGTTAAGTAATATAAAGACTTTAAAAATATAATTTAATATGAAAGTGTATATAGTTGAATCGGATTTTGGTGTCTATGAAGATTATAGAAAAGTAATTAATGGAGTTTATGCACGTCCAGAAGTAGCTGAAATTGAAAGACAAAAAATTCAAGACTATTATCAAGAAATACTTGACAAAGGTGATCCTTCAGAAAAAATGATGGATTGGGAAAATATGCCTGATGAAGAGTATGAAAGATTAAATGAGATGTTGGAAAATTATGAAACTGCTATTGATTATAATACTACAACAGTAACAGAATATGATGTTATTGATTAATATATTATTATAATAAAATAGGACGTGCTTGGTATAAAAATAAATTACTTGGAAGAACTATTTCAGATAGTGACTATTTAAAATTAATGGAATTACTAAAAAGTAAATAAAATGAAACTATATAAATATAAAATAATATTACCCAATGGTAAAAAATTGATACAAGAAGCTAGTTATTTTGATACTAGAACTGGAGATTCAAATATATACTTTTTTAAAAAAGATCATATGGTTGCAGTAGTTCCTAATGGAAGTGCAGTAATTGAGATTGGTTATGAAGATAATAGTTTTAATCTAAGAGAGAGATATAATGATGAACTTCCATGCGATTGAAACAATAGAAGAACCCATCTTATTTAGAAGAATGAGAGTAGAAAGTGGATTCTTGTATAATTTTTACAATTATAGAAAAAATAGGTATTCTAAAAGATGGGTATTTGTACCAGATTCTTCACAACAACTAGTTATTAAAGGTGGTTATGTATCACCTGAAAATAACAGTATGCCAGTAGGTAATCCTGATTATATTGTTGCTGAGTTATAAATCATAGTTTACTATAAACTCTAAAAACAAAGTGTTATGGATAAAAAAGAAGAAAGAACTGTATCTTTATTGATTGCTTTTCTTATATTTTTAATATGGATATTATCTTTATTAGTAATGAAAAGTAATACTGAGGTAAAATACTACCCAAATAAAAGTATTATAAAAAATATAAACCACTATGAAAGGGTATAAAGGATTTAATAGAGACTTTAAATGCATAAAAAAACAGTATAAAGTAGGAGAAACTTATATAGAAGGTGGAGATATAAAGTTATGTTCTAGGGGTATGCACTTTTGTACAGACCCTAGAGAAATACTAATATATTATCCTCCAGGTATAAGTAAGTATGCTTTAGTAGAAGCAGAAGGAGTTTCTGATGAAACAGAAGAGAGGTCATCAAAAAGAGTATGTTCTAAATTAACTATAGTTGAAGAATTATCTATAGAAGACCTAGTTAATGAAATAATAAGTAATTATCCTAGTGATTTTTTAGATATAATTAATGAGAAAAGAATTGATCAGCATAAAAAGTGGAAAGAACTTATTATTGAAGATTGTGAAGATGCTGAGGATATATCTTTTACTAATTTAACAACTTACGGTAAACATAATATAAATATTGATTCAAATAATATTATAGACTGTGATGGTGAAAACAATATATCTGCTGATAACCATAACTTTATAATGAGTGGTAGTTATAATAACATTAAAACAGAAGCACATAATGTTATTAAGGCAGGTAGAGAGTGTATAATAGATGCTTACTCAGATAATTTGATAGGAGCAAAGGAAGGTTCTATTATAAATGCGTCAAGCAATAATATAATTAGAGTTGACTATACTAGTATTATTAAAGTTGGAAGTTATAATTTAATTGACGCAAGCTGTGAGTCCATTATAGATGCATCAAGTTATTGTTCTATAAGCACAGGAGAAGATAGTATTGTAAAAACTAATGGAGAGAATATTGTTATTGCTGAAGACAGAAGTGTAATTCTTGGTTCACATCATGAGGATATTACAGCAGGATTTAAGAGTGTATGTGTAGTAGATAACTTTAGTAATGTAAAACTTGGAGTTGCTGGAGTAGCTGTCTTAAAAAATGATAGTACTGCTGAAATTGGTGTAGGAAGTATAGCTATTTGTGAAAGCACTGGCAAGGCTAAAGGTAAATTAGGATCATTGCTTGTATTTATTGAAAGAGATCCAGAAAATTATAGTATTACCAATCAAAAGTCTGTAATAGTAGATGGTGAAACTATAAAAGAGGATACTTATTATCAGCTAAAAAATTCAGAAATAACAGAATATAAAGAATAATCTAAGATGGTAGTAAATACAAGAACTAAAAATGAATTAGCAACTTTATTAAGATTCTATAAGGCTCTTAATTACAAGGTAGAAGTTACTACTAAAGATTGGGAAAACTATAATGATAAAACCTGTATTGAAATAGATTTAGATAAAGAAGAGATAATTAACTATTCTTCTATTAACTATTTTAAAGCTAAAGGATTACCTGTAATTGACTACTCTACTTATGTAAAGGATTTATTTGGATATGAATTAGAAGGACTTACAATAGAAATAGTTACTTCTATGTTGATACAACAAAAGAATCAAGGAAATAAACCAAGTTTAGAAGTATTTGAAAATAATGCAACTGCTTCAGCAAATAGTCATGGATTTGATTGGGATGAAACTGTTCAAGGATATGATTTCTGGTATGATATAATACATAGTAGAGACTTTAGTGATTTTAATTTTGTAAAAGCTTCAAGAATAAAATGATTGTAAATACAAAAACAAAAAAAGAGCTTGCTAGTTTACTAAGGTTTTTTAAAGCCTTAGGATATAACGTAGAAGTAAAGGTAGATGATTGGGACTCATATGAGGAAAAAACTTGTATAAAGATAGACCACAAATCAGGTAGTATAAAAGAATTTTCCTCTATAAATTATTATAAAAGTAATAGTAATTTTCCTGTTAATAGTTATGATGACTTTATTGAATTAACTATTTATGGAAATATAAGAGGCTTTCCATTAGATGTTGTAACAGCAATGATAGTACAACAGAAAAATCAAGGTAATCCACCTGATCTTTTAGTATTCAGAGACAGTAGGTATGTTGATAAACCTCTTAAAGGATTTAATTGGAAGGATACTTTTCAAGGACAAGAATATTGGAAAGATATAATTGAGAACAGAAATTTTGAAAACTTTAATTACTTACATGCAACAAGAATAAAATGAAAATAGTATTAATAATATTAACATTAGTATTCTCTATTCTTATGATTGCCTCTGGATGGAATAATCATGGAAAGAAAAGATTTAGGGATTAGATTATGAACTCTTTAATAGACAAAATAAAAAATTTTATAATTCTTCTTTCTAAAGATTGTAGTTTAGAAACTAAATCTGTATTAGAAGATATAGTTGGAGAAATAGAAGTTATGGAAGATGAGGCTACTTTTGAAGAAATAGCTTTAATTTTAAAAAATCATCTCTCTGGTACACAATATTTAGGAAATTATAAAATTATAGCTAGTTCCGATTCAGTAGAACTATTAAAACTTAAAGATGAAGTATGAAAAATAAAGTAATCTGGGAAGGATGGACTATACAAGATTTTATAGATGTTTTAGAACCTTCTATAGATTTAATAATGAATAATTCATCCTATCTTCCTAAATTTAAGAATAAAGGAGAATTGAAAAAGTATTGTATGGATAATCAACCATATTACAAGAAACATATACCAGAAGTGGTAAATTACTTTGCAAAAAAATATTCTATAAAATGAAAACATTAGTAATATTAGATAATAATTATTTAGATAAAATATCTTATAATGAAGGTAATTTTGCAAAAGTAGTTACATTTCATGATTCTTGTATTATTGAGTATAAGGTAAGTAAGCAGTGTATTGTAGATTTTTTAGATGAGTTGGGAATAGAATACTCGGATAACTGGTTAGAAGATATTTCAACTTATCAAGTTACTGAAGATGTTGGACTATTAATGTAAATAAATTATGAAACTAAAATACATTGGATACCTTATAACTTTTATAGTTGTTATGAGATTAATTAATAAAAAACATTACAAGGATTACTCTAATACCAATATATTATGATAACAGATAAAATGCAAAAAATTGTATTTGGTAGATACAGAAATAAAACAATTTATTGGGTAATGCAAAATGACCCAGATTATCTTATTTGGGTATATAGTAATGTTGGATCTTTTAATTTGTCTGATAACATATTATTAGAAACAATTAAAAATTGTAGAAACTTAAAGTTAAAATAAAATTCCGAAACTTTGTTCCTAGAACAAAACTAAGGTACTTCCCACTTGAAAGGAAATCATAAGTGGACAATAAAAACCAAAGTAGTATGGTTCTCACTTCATAATGAGTTTTTGAGAGAGAAAACTAAGGATGTTCTCTCTAGCGAGATCCTTTAATCAAAAAAGTGTCTCCCACGTTGGAGTTTTCGATCGAAGCCTTGCAAAGTAGATTAGGCCCTGAAAGCCTTAATCAAAATGCATCGCTTCGATTTCTTATTAATCAATTAATTAAAAAATTATGTTAGATATTATTATTAGTCTTATATTATTATTAGTTGGAGGTGAGTTAACCTTATATGGATTAGTCATATTTGACAGAGACAATGGAGAAAAGTATATGGATATAGTAAGGGTAATGTTACTTGCCTCAACTATATTAGTAATAATTTCTTTCTTATTAATCATGTATCAGTAAACATATTTTATTTTAAAATTATGATGTCAACTATTTTAATGCTCATAGCAGCATTTCTTGATTTTATAGCATTATTTTTATTAGCTTATTCATTTCCTTTAGAAAATAATAAAAATTCTGGTAAACTTTTAAATGCATCTTTAATACTAGCATGTACTGGTCTTGTAATAGCTATTATTGCAACAATAATGCACATGACATAATAAACTAAATTTATAAAAACAGTAGTAATAGTTATTTTATCTATACTGCTTATAGCAGAATTTATAGGCTCTTTATTATTTATAATTTTTACATTTGTAGATAATAAGAATAGTATTAAATTAATGAGAATAGGAATAAATATGTTAGCTACTTCAAGTATATTAGAGTTTATATTTATTTTTGTAACATTAATTAAATATCTGATACATCTGGCCTAATGGTCAGTCATTTTGTTTTTAGAGTTAGAACTGGAGAAAATTAACATCTCCAGTTCTTTTAAAAGAAAACTAATTAAATAATATAAAACATAAAAAGATGACAAAGAATGAGATCATAGATTTCTGTTTAGATAACGGAAATCTTTCAAATGAAGAACTTGTTAGTAAGCTTTCTAATAAGTTAAGTAATGAACAGTATGTTCCTTTTAATCATGAAGATAGCGATGTAGTTGCTGCTTGTGGACTGAAAAATTCTAAAATAATTTCAGGAAATGCAATAGCTATTACTACTGATAAAGAAGTAAGTACTACCTCAGAACTTGTAGAATATTTTGAAAATAATTTAACTAAAAGAGAATTAGCATTTGTGTTTGTAAGTGCTGCTAACTCTGCTAAAGAATTATATAAAACTAATGAACAATTAAAAGAATTACTAAGGAGATTAATGTAATGAACAGAGTAGGAGATATGATAACTAGTCTAACTAGTTTAATGAGTTTTGATGATATAGTACTTTTATTAGCAGAGCAGATAAAAGTATATTCTGAAACAAAGTCCAGAAGTGATAGAGATTATTTGAGTATGATATGCTCTATGGTAATTAGTAAAGAAATTCAGGAATCTGAAAATATTAATAAAGACAAAATAAAAGATCTTCCTCCTGATTTACAAGAACTGGCTAGGAAGCTTAAAAATGGAGAACTATGATAAAATCTTTATTTAATACATTAGGAAATCTATTCTATAGTTTAAAATATGGTATTCATAATTTAGTAACATGGTTTGGTATAATTTGGAACCTTAGGGAGAATGATTATATTGAAGGAGTAGATTTGTTTGTAAAGTATTTAAGACTGTTTAGAGAAAGATTACTTACTCATCATAATTCCGATAATTGGTGTGATATAGTAAATGAAATAAATTACTTTCTCACACTTGAAGAAATTATAAATACTGATAAAATTTTTGAATGGTACTCTAAAGAAGCAGAAAAATTAGATCCAGAAGATGAGGAAGGAAGATCGAAATTATTTGATTTATGTAAAGAAGAAGAAAATAGAACAAAAGATGAAGCTTACCAATTTCTAAAAGACCATATCGGAGGTTGGTGGGATTAATAAAAGGAGGGCCTAAATGGATTTGATTCTTGGAGGTAGGTAATAAATCATGCAGTCTGGAGAGACTTGATACTCAAAACAATAAGAGGAAAATCGAAGATTGTCCCCATGAATACTTTTAGCTCATTAAGAGCTGTAGCATAGTATTCATCAAGCTGGTAACTTGCTTAGGAACATAAAAGTTACAAATAATTTTTTCTTGTTTAGTAAAATAAGATGGTGGAGTTAATCAACTAATCAGTTAACCCTCAAGCATGTATAAGTTTATTATTGAGACCAGGAAGACATCGGTTCGATTCCGATTAGGTCCACAAGTAATAAATTATTAATTTATAAAATAAAATTACGAAAACAATTATTGTTATTTATACGAATGAAAAAGTTTTAACTGATAGACTTAAAGGAAATTCGAAGCATTACAGTTTTAATACTGAATCGGATCTTAAAGTAGGGGATATTATTAAATCTCCTTCTTATACTACTAACATGATGATTATAAAAGTTTTTGATGAAGCTTTTACTTATCTTAATAACGTCACAGGGGGAGCTTAGTAATAATTATAACTCTGTTAATCAAAGAGAAATTAGAACTCTGGTAATTGGAGAGGATGAAAAAGAAGTAATTTATGGTTCTTTAGTTAAAAGCTAAAGATATGAAAACATTTAAAGATTTAGTTTTTAAAGAACATTATTTATCAAAAAGTGCTAAAGATTTTTCTTCTCCTCTTAAAGAACAGTGTTTAAATGCAAAACAAGCTGTTATGGATTTTCCTAATGGATATGGAATATCGGTTTTGCAACTGGTAATTCTTGGCTGGCAAAAGTTCCCTATAATTACCGGTAACGTTTTGCGGCTTTGTGATGGTTGCGAAGCGTTGGAATTGAGCGTTGGGGCAACTTGCACAAAACCGCTGTTATACGCTGTATTATTTTTTTTTGTGTGTTGGCAATTAACAAATTTATAAATTATGAAATTAGACTTAATAACAAACAAAGCTCAAAAGCAAGGAGAAGTTGAAAACGAAATGAAAGGAAAATATGTAATCATAGACCTTAGAAATATGGACTTTATGAAAAACGAAGAAGGGAAGATAAGCTATTATGATACCGAAGATGAAGCTTGTTTGGTTTGTGGTATGTATGAGTTTGAAAATGCTTGGGTAATGAAATTGATTTATAATCATATCGAAGCAGAATATTAGCCTTGCACATAACGTTCCGATTATTTACGTTCGGTGGGGCGTTACACCACCACTGTTGACTTGAAACACTAAATTTTAATAATATGCAAAACGATGATTTGAAAAATAACAGCTCCACTGATGCAAATAATGTGTTAGCGGCTGGGCTTTCTCTAATTCAAGCTAAAGATGCTGCAATGATTGAAGGCAAAAAAATAAGACACCGATTTTTTATGGACGATGAATATATCTACTATAAAAGTGGATGTTGGTTTACGAATGATGGTTATCAAATACCAGACGTTTGTTGGTTGAATCCTCAAGAACAAGGATGGTGGAATGATAGTTGGTCGGTGGTGTCATAGCCTTGCCACTAACGGTTCTTGTATATAAGAAGTGCGGGAGTAAAGAAACGGAGGTTTCCGAGATGGAGCACTATGCTATAACACTGACATTACAAACGATGTTATAGGGTATCTTTCAGAAGATGAGGTATCTAAAGTTATGAAAAAAATTCAAGAATTATAAAAAGAAAATAAGAGTTATTCTTATATTATAAAATGAATGCAATTACTATCACTGTCAACTTACCAGGTAGGATTGGCGGAAGTGTTAGCCACACTTCGACACAGGCTGTAACGATTAATGTAACTCAGGGTAATAAATCTATTAAAATAACAAGAGAGATATTACACACTGACAGACCCTATCAATCCTGTTACAAAAAGGTAAATATTTCAGAAGAAGTAGTAAATGATTGGATATCAAATACTATTCCAGAATGGAGTAACAAAAAGGATTGGATGAAGATGTCTCCTGTACAGAGACTTATATCTTATGTTAGTACCTTCGATGAAGGCTTTGGTGTAACTTATGAAGAACTTTGATATGAAAAAAGTATTATTAATGTTTACAATGATAGTTTTAACACTATCATCATACAGTCAAGGTAATTTTAAATTGAAATCATTTGATTTTAATTATATTGAAAATGATGAAATTACCACAATTAAAACTGAAGTAGATATGTACTTAAATCTGAATACTCGTGTTTTAAGTATATATTCAGAAGAAACTCAAATATTTAATTTTTATCCTCAAAGGATTTATAAAGAGGATAAATATGATATTTTAGAGTGTGCTGCAAGAGACCAAGAAGGAGTTAATTGTTTATTACGTATTTATATTCATGAGAAAGAAAATTTTATAATTATAAAAGTGGATTATAGAAATTTTTCTTATTTTTATACATGTTATATGTCTATGTAACAATATTCAAAAGAAAGAGTTATATAATCAATTTATTTAAAGAAAGTTACTATTTTATGTAATTTTTTGTTATTAAATTCACTAACTTTGTAAAACCGCATTTTTAACTAAAGCAGTAGTAATATGCGAGGTGGACTGGAGAGGTTCCAGCTCAGTCCCATAAGCTGAATGACGTAGGTTCGAGTCCTACCCTCGCAACTACTTGTTTTATAAAGATGCTAAACTAAAATAATTAAATATGGAATATACGAAAAGACAACAAGAAATCCTAGCATTACTTGATGTAACTGATGAGCCTCAAGAAATAGTTAGTCCCTCTGGTGAAGTTGTTATATTAGAACCATTAGGAGTAGCTCTGTATGACTTCATAAATGGGTGTGAAGCTTTAGAAAATTATGAGGATATGAATGCTGCAATAGATATTTTTGCAGGTATGTATCCAGAAGAGTATTTTCTACTAATAGATTGAACACACTTACTAGATAAAGAATCTCTATTAGAGATCAGTAATATTAACTTAAACCAAAGTAAATGCGATCTAAATTAATTATAGTAACTTTATTTCTGGCTATGTCTGTATTTTCTAAAGAAGGTATAGCATCTTATTATCACGATAAACATCATGGTAATAAAACAGCAAGTGGAGTTATTTATGATAGGAATAGTTTTGTTTGTGCACATAAGGATCTTCCTTTTGGAACAAAATTATTAGTAACAAATCTTAGTAATAACAAGAAAGTTATAGTTACTGTCGTTGATAGAGGGCCTTTTATAAGGGGTAGAGAGATAGATTTATCTTTTGCTGCTGCTGATTCTTTAGGAATGATAGAAAAAGGTGTACAAAAAGTAGATTATAAAATTATAAAATAGCTCTTTTGAGTTTTATATATATAATTAGTAGTAATTAACGAAAAAAGGATTGTAGTAGTAGCTACCAAACCAGAATCCTTGAGCCTTAAGAAATTAATAATTTCAGGCAACAGTCCACGAGGTAATGCTCCAGGAGCGCTGTTAGGGTAGCTTTTTAAATTAAACAAACATGTTAATAGCTATATTATTTTTTGTAGTATTATTTATAATACTATTTATAGCAGGAATAATAATTTCATCTGATGATAATTAAATTATGGATATTTATAACTTGATAATACCTCATATTGAAAAGGAAGCATTTGGCTTTGATAGATATAGAGTAATTATATCTATAGAGAGTCTTCTTAGGGCTTTTGCAGAGTATAATAATACTTCTTATGAGGAAGAGGCAGATAAATTCAATAGAATTCTAAGTAATGAATATAATGTCAAAGAATTAGAATTAAATGAATTTGATGAATATGAGGAAATAAAGTAATAATTAGATACTGTGGTATCCACTCTGTCTTATACACAGTAGAAATGGTAATTTCGGTTACATGTGGGTTCAAGTCCCACCCACAGTACTCTATAGATTTATAAACTAATAGATTTTAAAATTATGGTAACAAAAATTAGATTTACTGAAAGCTCTGGAGAGTGCAAAACTGTTGGCACAATAAAAGTAGAGCATAACTTTGAAAATGAAGAAGATCTTTTGGATTTCATCCAAGACAATTGGCTTAATCTAGAAGATCAGGATGTAGTTAATATCCTTGATGTTGATATTAGCAGTAATGGTGATTTATATGTAAAATTGGAAACAATTGATGAAGATTAATTAATAAATAATTTACCAAGATGATTAAACAATATTATCGTACTAAAAAGGGTAACCCAAGAGGTCTTATCATAGCTTTAGATAAAGGTATCTATGGCTGGTCATTGTGTAGTAAGAAAGATGTTTTCAACAAAAAGGTTGGAACTTCTATAGCTATGGGTAGAGCTCAAAAAGCAGCTTTACTTTCTGATGATGAAAGGTTCGACTATTATCAATACAGTGTTCCAAATTCTATGTGGGAACTATTTACAGAAATTAATAAAAGAGCACATAAGTACTTTAAATGATAATTCAAGGTAAAGACTATAAAATAGAGAAATTAGAAAATTCTGAATTCTATAATCTTAGCTTGCTATCTATTATAAATAAAGGTACAGATAAAGAAAGAGAGGAATTCAAAGTAATTAGCTATGGTATTCCTTTTGATGAATGTATCAAAAAAATAGTAGATTATAAGTTAAGGCAAGTTGATGGTACTTATACTATAAAAGAATATGTAGATAAGTATAAAGACTTGGTAAATGAAATAGGTAATGAATTTGAAACATGAGACAAGTAGTTGGTAATATTGATGGTAATGATGTAATATATAATACAGAAGATGAATCTGTTTTTTGTAAGAATACTGAATTACCTTATAAATTGCTTAGAAAAGTATTTGATAGCAGTTTAAATAGAGTTAAAATAAAAGATGATTTATATTATATAGATCATGGTTTTAACATGTCTATTGGATGTCTCAAATTAGACAAAAATAAATATAAAGAGATGATTAATAATATTGAAAAGATTAAATTAAATTATGGAAAGAGAAATCACTAATTCAAAGATTCACACTCAAATTAAATCTTACGAACAAAGACAAAAAGAAAAACTTGTAGAACTTGGTCAATCAAATAAAAGCTATAAAAATATCTTGGCTTATTTGGAAGCTGAAATCAAGCAATCTACTAAAATTTCAACATTTAACTACAAAATTAAATGTTTTAAAGATGATGGAGTATATCAACTAAATAGAGCTATAGAAGAAATTTATGGTTCTGTAAGTTTTAAGAAAGATGAAAGTCCTTCAGGAGGATCTGACTCTATTCAAACTATAGATATAACTTTAGCATCTGGAGAAAGAATTAAAACTTTGTTTGGTAAGATAGCTTTACCAGAAGCAGGAGAAGGAGCCTACATTGATATATCTTATGATAGTGCAAATGATACTTTACATGTTGTAGGTAACTGTGAATTTAGGTTTTCAAGTATGATTGATGAAATTGTTAAGAGGGCAGAAGAACTCTTGAAAACTGATTCAATCTATAAGGATCAAGCTATTGAGTTAGATGAATCTTTTTCACCAAGAATAATGGATTTAACTTCATATACTAAAGAGTTTGTTGTTCTTAGTAGCCAAACTAAGTATGAATTACAACCATTAATGAATAGGATATTTGATCCTGCAAAATGTAAGGCAAAAGGTATACCATTAAAGCTGGGGGTACTCCTAGACGGCCCATATGGTTGGTAGTTTAATATTATATATAAATATTTAACTTAAACAGCCCTTATGCGAGGTAACTCGTATTAAGAATTCTAGTGAATTGCTGGAAAATCCTTAGAGCTATATAGACTACAACATAGATAGTAATATCAAGTGTGAATGTTTAAAAACTATATAGATTGGAAAATCAGCAGCGAAGCTTCTTATAAATGAGAAGAACGTTCAACGACTATCCCTGAAATGGGAGTACACTCAAATGAGTGGAAGTACTAGACATCCTTATAGGATGAAGATATAGTCTGGTCTTTATAGAAATATAAAGAAGTTCATAAGAGAACTGCATAAGAGTAATGAACTTATGTGAACAACAACGACTGGAAAAACTTTACTAGCCTTTAAACTAGCAGCAGATTCTATTAAAAACAATTGGAGTTTTATTTATCTTAAAGAACCTAGTTATTTAGCAAGAACTTTAAGATTAGCAAAAACCCTTGATCGAAATGGCAATGGTGTAATAATTTTCTTAGAGGATCTTGATCAAATAGCTAGAGGAGAAAGAGATGCTGCTATGCAAGACATCTTAAATACTTTAGATGGTGGAGATACTAAGAGTATGAATGTAATCTCAATATTTACTACTAATCATCTAGAACTAATTGAACCAACATTCTTAAGAGGAAAAAGAATTGGTTCTCTTATTTCACTTGGTTTCTTGGATAAAGAAACTGCTCTGGAATATATCACCACAACTTTTGAACGTGATGGTTACAGAGTAGATAATAATGGGATGGATAAAGTATGTAAACTTATTGAAGAAAGTAACATAGCTCCTGCTTTTATGGCAGAAATATGTGAATCTGTTAAATCTCATGTACTATATGAAGATGATGTAATTATCAAACCAGAGTATATTGAGAATGCAGTAAAATCTTATTTAAGGCAAGTTAATATTGCTAAGAAGAAAGATATGTCTGAAACAGATGAATCTCGCCTTGCTGATTCTTTAAGAAAGATTATTAACAAAGATTTAATGAAATTAATTGAAGAACAGAAACAATTTATTGAAGAACGTTTTGGAGAATGAAGTTAGTTTATAAAGATTTCGTAATAGGGTGTGATGGAACATTCACACTCTATTACAAATATTTAAAGGAAGATGAAGTAGAGCATAAACTACTTGGATATTTTTCTAATTTTGAATCAGTTTTAAGAAGAATCATATCTATTTCTAAAGATAAGGAACTTATTACTTATTATAATGAATACAAGGAATATAAACAAAAACTAAACTATATATCTAACATAGTTTATAAACCAATAAAACAATTATATAGCCAAATATATGGAATTAGAAAAGTATAAGGTAGAAATAGATCCTAAATTAGGAATAATATCAGTAGAGCATCCATACAAATCTACTACTTTATCTAAGTTAATGGAAATTAAGGAAACTATAGAAAAATCTACTAAGTCTAAGTATAATTACGGCATTTTATTAAGAATGCCAGGATATTATTTTAGTTATAGATTAAGTGATGAAAAAGTTATAGTTTGTGGTAGCTTTAATAAAAAAGAAACAATAGAAGAAACTAAAAATTTTATAAATAATGTTAAGTAGATTAGAACTTCAGTTACTAAAAAATATAATAAAACTATGAAAATATGTGCAATATCCGATTTACACGGTAAGTTAATAGAATTACCAGATTCTGATCTTACTTTAATAGCTGGAGATATTACTCCGCCAGCAAAAGAAAATAATCCGGATTTGGTATTCAAATGGCTAGACAATGAATTCAAACAGTGGTGTAAAAATATAGAAACTTATGAAATAGTTTTAGTAGCTGGAAACCATGATTTTGTTTTTCAATCCCATCCAGATGAAGTAAAAAGTATATTTAAAAATTATGGAAATTGGTTTCATTATTTAGAAAATGAAACTAAAGTAATAAACATAGAAGGATTCCCTAGTTTATCTATATATGGTACTCCATATTGTCATGAATTTGGTTACTGGGCTTTTATGCCAGGAGATGAACATCTTCCAGAATTATTCTCTGTTTGTCCAGATAAAGTTGACATTATATTATCACATGATGCTCCTTATGGGATAAGTGATATGTGTCTTCAAAAGAAATTTGGAAATGATGAACATTTAGGAAATAAAGCTCTAAGAGAAAGATTAAATTGTGTAGATTACAAATATTTAATTCATGGACACTTACACTCATCTTCTCATTATTTTGAAAAATTTAAGCTTGGTAAAATAGCTTGTGCTAGTATATTAGATGAAAGTTATCAAGTAGCTTATAAACCATTATTATTTGAGTATTAAATGAATGAGATTTTTGTAACAGCTGATTTACATTATAAACATAAAAATATTGTAAAAGGTGTTTCTTATTGGGATAATGTAAATGCTACTAGAGATTTTGATACTGTAGAAGAAATGGATGAAGCAATAGTAGAATCTATAAATAATACAGTAGGAAAACAAGATACTTTATATATCTTAGGAGATATAGCTTTTGGGAATGTAGATTGTTTATTAGAGCTAATGAAAAAAATAAGATGTGAAAATATACATTGTATCTTAGGTAATCATGATAAATATATAGAGAAGAATGTATCTTTTACTAAAACAATTCCCAATGGATTGTTAGGTTATGAGTTTTTAGGTAAAACTCTAGTTCCTGGAAATACTTATACTTTTAATGTAAGAGATTTATTTAAAAGTGTCAGTACTAGAGAAGAAGTATATTATAAAGGTAAATTATTTGTACTAGATCATTATCCATTAGAAGCTTGGAAAGATTCTTTTAAAGGGTCTTATATGATACATGGTCACGTACATGGTTCTTTAGATTATTCTGATATTAGTATGTTTAATAAACGTATTGATGTAGATTGGGGAAAATTCAAAAGACCTATTAGCCTTGATGAGATTATGGAACTACTTAGTAATAGAGAAAATTTAAATATTTAGCCATGTCAATGTTTGATACAATAGAAGTTCCAAAAGAATTTCTACCATTACCTAACAACTTTATAAAAACACTTCCAGATGTTATTAGTTTTCAAACAAGAGATTTAGGAGAGAATTTAGATACTTATATAGTAGATGATACTGCGCAATTAATAGAATATGTTATTAATAGTGAGGGTACTACCTACTATTCTAATTATGACTATGATGGGTATGTATTATTTTATGGATATATAAATGAAACAATGTATGAATTTAAAGCTAATTTTTCTAATGGTAAACTGATATCTATAGTAAGTTCCGATAATGTTGTTAATACAATAATAATTTTATAATGTATGTTATTTATACTGATGGAGCTTGTAAAAGTTCTAATAAAACTGGAGGATGGGCTTTTGTAGTAATCAAAGATGATAAAAAGATTTATTTTGATTTTAACTCAGAAGACGACACAACAAATAATCGCATGGAAATAACAGCTTGTATCAAAGCTCTTGAATATTGTATTGATAATAATATAAAAGAAGTGGTGATTCAAACTGATTCCATGTATGTAATTGGTACTATTAAATATGGTTGGAAAAGAAATGCTAATAATGATTTATGGCCGATATTAGTTAGTATGTGTAATCATGTTAGAGTGATATGGCAACATGTTAAAGGACATAATGGAGACAAATATAATTCTCTTTGTGATTCTTTAGCTACTGTTGCAAGTAATTATAAAAAGTAATGAGTAAAATAGTAGAAAAATGGAAAAAAGATTTAAATAGAAAAGGATTCAAATTTTTTGTTTTAAAAGCAGAAGATTTTTTGGATTGTTTGTCTGAAGAAGAAGTAGAACAATTTAATTATTTTTTATTTAAACATGAAAAGTATAGAATAAGTAAAGGAAAAACTCCTAGTAATAGTTATTATGTGATTAATAGAGATGATGTTCCTCATCTTAAAACTAAGGAAGAATTTTTTGAAGCAGTTGGGTATAAAGTAAATAAATAGTTTAAATATGATAAGAACAATCGTAGAAGAGAGGACTAAGAATATAGCAGTTATGGATGTATTTTCCAAATTAGCCCAAAATAGAATTGTATATATAGATGGCCCTATAGATGATGAATTGGCTAATGGAGTTATATCTCAACTACTATATTTAGATTCTCTTAATAATAATGAAATATCTATTTATATAAACTCTTATGGAGGTTATATATATGATGGGTTAGGTATTATAGATGCTATGAATTTAATTAAAAGTCCTGTAAAAACAGTTTGTATAGGAAAAGCTATGAGTATGGCAGCTATAATTTTAATTTGTGGTAAGACTAGATATGCCACAGAAAATGCAACAATAATGTTACATGAACCTTCTGGAGGTACAATAGGTACATTTAGAGAAGTAGAAACTACTTATAAGGAAATAGAGAGAACAAAAAACATACTCTATGGTATTATTAGGAAAAAAACAAATATTTCTGACCCAGAAGATATTTTAGATAGAGATGTATATTATACACCAATAGATGCTAAAAAGTTAAACATAATAGATGAGATTTTAATTGGAGAATTCTAAATTGATTTATATAAAAGATGATGAAGTTGTATATGCTGGAACCTCATTTATATATGAAGTAAGTGTATATAATTATTTTAAAAATTATTTTTCATTAGTTAAAACAACTTTATATGAATCAAAGATTCCAATAAAACATACAATTAGATCATTTTTTATAAACAAGTACACAGAGATATGTTGTGATTTATATCAAGCACCTCTGGAATATTTAATTGATAATAATTATGAATCGCAAGCAAACTTTAATAAGCGAAAAATTAAGCACAATGCTAGTAAAACAACTAGCTCACGAACTAAAAAATTATAATTTGTATAAAACTTTTGCAAACTACTTTGATGTAGAAGGTATAACAGCTTTAAGTGAATATTATAAAAAAAGAGCTGATGAGGAATTACTTCATCAGGAATGGATATATGAATATTTAACTGATGCAGATATAATATTTGATTATCCAGCTATAGAAGCTAATGGTTATAATATTAAAAATTATATAGAACCATTTCAACTTACTGTAGATAGAGAAATACAAACTACTGATATGATCTATAAAATTTATGAGGAAGCTCAAATGGAAAAAGATTATATGACAGTAGTATGGTTACAACAACATCTTGTTCCAGAACAAATAGAAGAAGAAAATACTAGTAGGATGGCATTAGTTATAATGGAAGAAGATGCAGATATATATATTAAAGCAAAACGAATCTTAAAATTGTTAGATAAATAATGATTTTTTTGGTTCTAAATAAAGAAACTGACGAATTAGTAGAAGTTCTTAAAGATCCTACTAAAGAATATTTGGAAAAATACACAGAAGAACATCCAAACGTATATATACGAGATGAAAATTACTTAATAGATAAACAATTTTATGAAGATGGTATAGACTACAATGATCTATGGTAGAAAAAGTAGAAAGAGTAGAATTAGTAGCAGTAAGAGAAGGATCATATACCATGTATGTATTTAAAAAACTAGATAATTCTGAATATATTATGTGTACCAGACTTCCTAATTGGAATGTTCCTGATGTGCATATAGGAGAAAAAGGATTTCTAAATTATCAGATAGTTAAAGCTGGAGAAACATATTATAATCCTTCTATTGATGAAACTGTTAAATATCAATACTCTAATATCTACTTTATCAACTTCATAAAGGAATCAGATGTAACAGACAACGATAGTATTATAATATGATAGAAAAAAGTATAAATCAAGATATAAATTCTTTTACTTGGAAATGGGAAAAAGAGTTAACTGATAAAGGAGAGTATAAACAGAAAGAGTGTAAGATGGTTGACATGACTGAAGATGAGCTAAGGTTAGCTTATAATCAGTGTAAAACTATGTTATATAATAGAGATCCAGATAAAAGCGGAAGATACTTAGTACTTGAAAGTATATATGATCAAAGAAATAGATGTGGAGCAGAACTATTCTTACGATATGCCGAAAGAACAAAAGGCATTAGTAGAATAAGTCTCATAAACTCTATTAATGAATTTATGTTAAATAATAAAGAAGCTCTTGCTGGAATTAAACCAACTTTAGATATAGCTTTTCAAAACTTACCAGATGAATTTAAAAACATACCACTAGACTTAGTGTTAGATGGCTGTCTGGATAGATTAGGAGCTTTTTCTAAAAAGCATATAACAAGAACTTTTATTTTAAAACAGGGGGTTTGGTTAACTCCTGCTGAAGCTATTGACCTTACAGAATTAGATAAGGACAACAAGCCTATAAATAAATTAGATGTAATTAGGGAACGTCTAAATATAAAGGAGGTTGAAAAACTATCCCTAAATTCCAAAGGTTTAAGTTATACAGAATTAAGAGCTATGCTTACGTTACGTCCTAATAAAAAATATAGGGACTTAACTACTGTACAACTAGAAACTTTAAGAAATAAAATTTTATTTATTCTAGAAGAAAATGTTAGAAAACATATAGATTTCTGGGAAGATAAAATAGATCAAATAGAAAAAGTAGCAAAATACAAAAATATAAAACTTTAATATGGATAAATATTACTTTTTTAAAGATGAAAAAGTAGCAGCTTGGTATAGGACATATTTTACTGTAGAAGCTGATTCTATTGAAGAAGCTATAGAAAAGATAAAATCAGATCCATATGATTTAGATTTTGAAGGTGTAGAAATAACTGACTCTCAATTTTTAGATGACCTTACAGAATTAATATCTACTAATGTAGAAGGTGGCCCTACTTTAGAGATATTCGAGGATGATGGAGATGACCCAATATATAGCAATTATGAATAATATAAATGAAAAAAAGCTTACCAACTCTTTAAAGTATATTAAAAAGGTAATTAATAATGTCAACTCTTATTATGGATTACCAGAAGAAGTTAAAAGTCTAATTAGTAAAGAAAAAGGTAATGGTTATTAAAGAAAAAACTTTTTTTGTATTTGCAGAAAGTAAAGAAGAAGCTGATAAAAAAGCAATTGAAATTGCTGCAAATAATATTAAAGTTGAGTCTACTAATACAGGTCTCAGGCTTAACACAATGGAAGATGTATCTCCAAAAGAAGGTGAACCAACAATAGAACTTTACTCAACTTTAGATAGTCAAAATATTTTATACAAAAATGGATAAATATTTAATAGAATATGGTTTAGAAAATAAAGATAAAATAATTGAAATTATATACTGTAATCATTATCTAGATGCGATAGATATAGCTCAATCTAGAGCTGTAAAACTTTTAGATGATATTAAAGAATATAGAGACTTAAAAAAAGAAATTTACAGTACATACAATTATGATCCTTTTACACCGTATGCCTATTATTTATCAACTATTTTAAGTCTTATAACATACAGTGTGGAAAAAATAGACAAAGATCAATCTATAATATATTTAGTATCTAATGAAGCTAGTTTATTTGATAGTAAATTTAAAACTATATCTTTAGATAGGGCTATACAATTACTCAGTGAGTGTGACATTCTAGGAATAGATTCCGAAACTTCTGGATTAGATTGTTATACAAAGGCTCTATTGTTACTTCAGATTGGTAATAAAGAGTTTCAAGTAGTATTTGATATAGCTAGTTTTGGTGGTATAATACCTAAACAGCTGGTTAACTTTCTAAACAACTATCCAAATACTTTTATATTACAGAACGCTAAATTTGATTTAAAATTTTTATTTAAACAAGGGGTAATACTTAAAAGAGTATTTGATACTATGCTCTGTGAAATAATTCTTACTAATGGATTAGAATATGAAGGTAGGGATTTAAAGAGTTTGGCAAAGAAATATTGTAATGTAGAATTAGATAAATCTGTTAGAGGGGAAATTATAAGTAATGGTTTATCTAGTGCTGTAATAGAATATGGAGCTAATGATGTAAAGTATCTTCCAGAAATAAGAGAGAAACAATTAATAGAAGTTAATAAATACAATCTTAAAGGTGCAGTAGATTTAGATAATACGTTTGTGGTAGTCTTAGCTTATACTGAATATTGCGGTATAAAGTTAGATTATGAAAAATGGAAGATAAAAGTATTAAAAAATATAGAGACTGCTGAGAAATATAAAAAAGAATTAGAAGATTATATTTATAACGATAAAAAATATGAATACTTTTCTGGAATGGTAGATATGTTCACAGGAAAGCAGGAATGTATTATAAATTGGGATTCTCCAAAACAAGTTACTAAACTTCTTAAAGAATATGGAGTTAATACTGAAATAGTAGTTAAAGGAGAAAGGAAAGAATCTATAGATTCTAAAGTTTTAGAACCTCAACAAGATCAATTTCCTATTATAAAGCCATATCTTAAATATAAAGAAATGCAAAAAGAAGTTAGTACTTATGGATATAACTGGAAAAACTATATAAATCCTATTACTGGCAGAATACATACTTCTTTTACCCAAATACTTAACACAGGGCGTATGTCATCTGGAAATAAGTATGAAAACCTTCCCAATATTCAAAACCTACCTCGAGGAGAAGATACTAGGTCTTGTTTTACAAGTGAACCAGGAAATTTACTAATTGATGCAGACTATTCGAGTTAAAAACAAAATATCATATAAATCTTATGATTTATATTTAAATGCAATATATTTAAATATATAAATTTGGCTCCCTTTCAGAGAAATCTGAAAGTGAATACTCCGTAAATTCAGGGAAAGAGAATTGCAACTCCAATCCTGAGCCAAGCTATAGTGATACTATAGAAGGTGCAGAGACTAGACACGGAGAACCTAAGGTATCATAGATACTATGGTTAAGGTATAGTCCACGTGAAAGAAACACGGGCAAGAACAAATAGTCTTAGCTAACTTCTCTAAAGAACCTAATCTTTTAGAATTTTATCATAGAGGTTTTCAAGATATTAACATGTCCTTAAATAGAGAAATCTATTTTCGAATTGGGCAAAATCGGAAGATTCAATACTCAAACTTATCTAAATAACATAATTTTTATTATTTTTTATAGATATGCCAAATTTTTTTAATATCTTTGCAGAAGATATAAAAGTTACAATCAATAAAAAAATTATGGCTAGAAAAATAATAAAAAATGAAGATTATTTTGATGAAATAAATACGGAATTAAAAGCGTATTTATTAGGATTTTTCCTAGCAGATGGATGTATAGTTCAGCCATCTTCTGGAAATAAATGTATTAGTATGTGTTTACAAGAACAAGATGAATATGTATTAGAGTGGTTTCTTAAAGAAATAGCTCCTAATGGTAAAATAAGTAGACATAAGAAAAAATCTACTGGTAAAGTGCAATGTAATATTAAGTTTACGTCTAAAGTTATGTCAGATAAATTGGAAGAAATTTATTGAATAAAACCTAGAAAAACTAGAGATATAAATTTTACATTTCCTTTTGATAAAATTCCTAATGATTTAATACATCATTTTATTAGAGGATTTTTTGATGGAGATGGATGAATTACAGAATATAGTAAGGATTCAAATGGAGGTACATTAGTTCCACAATTTGGATTTGTTTCTACATCTTTACCATTTATCTTACAACTAAAAGAAATTTTACCAAAATTTACTGAACCTAGAATAATAACTCAAGAAGGTAAAAATAGTACATATTATCAATTAATATATTCATGCGGTCATGAAAGAGTTCCTTTAATTAAAGCATGATTATATCATAAAGCAAACTATTACTTACAAAGAAAATATGATAAGTTTAAAGAAAATTCCGAGTTAACTAGTGTATTAAAAACACATTAGTAATGTAGAGCGTAGGAGATGAAACCATATATGGAATATAATTCTCCCAAGAGTGTCCAGACCTAAGTCATAATGATAAGGTTAAAAAGTACGCCGAACTATTTCAAAGAGTAAAAGAAATAGAAGTAGAGGATAAAAAGCCTCTACGATAACAAATTGATGCACAGCTATGTAGCTTTTTTAATGTATAAAGACATTAGGAAATGCACTGTAGAAGAATTAACTCCTGAAAAACTTTCATATGTTAAAGAAGAATACCCAGAGCAAAGAAGAATTGCTAAATCTGCTGGATTCGCAATTAATTATGGAGGAAATGGTAGTACTATAGCTAAAAATTGTAATATAAGCAAAGCAGAAGGAGATTTTGTATATAATTCATATTTTGAAGCCTTCCCTAAACTCAAAGATTATTTTGATCTAATGTTTAGAAAAGCAGCCAATTCTGGATATATAGAGTATAATCATGTAACTAAAAGAAAATATTTCTTTAATAAAGAAACCAATGATTATTACAGATATAAAGATATAGTAGAAAAGAATCTACTTTATGAAGAGGACAATCCAAGAGATGTTATATCTAAATATAACAGAGCTAAAAATGAGATACAACGCTTATCTCAAAACTATCCTATTCAAGGCTCTAGCGCTGATATAACTAAGTATGCAGGAATACTATTTATGAGAGAGATTCTTAAAAGAGATTGGTTTATGAAAGTAAAAATAGTAAATTTTGTTCATGATGAAATACTAGTTGAAGCTCCTAAAGATATAGCAGAAGAGGTAAAAGACATTTTAGTAAATTGTATGGAAGAAGCTGGAAAGCCTTTCTGTAATATATTACCTTTACATGCTGAAGCATTAATAGGAGATCACTGGGTTCATTAAGATTGTTAGTTCAAAAATATCAATATTTTCATTTTTTAGGTAGATATTTTTTGTAACTTTACAGTCCAATTAAAATTAGAATATGTAATGAATAGAACTGAGAGACAGAATTTATCAGCTTTCAAATGGATTAAGGCTGGTGGTAGAGGTGTAATAGTAGCCGCAACTGGTTTTGGTGATTAAAAAATAAATTTTAAATAATGTAGTATGTTGTATACTGATGAACAATGCGAAAAATGAGCTAAAGAATATTTAGCTGGAAAGTCTTTAACACAAATAGCTAAAGAAAATAAGATAGCATTGTTTATTTAGATAGAAAATATGAACTTTATTTAAAATATAAAAATTGCCGTCTAAATAAGTAATTATTTAGATTATTAGTGGGCAAAAACGGTGAAGACTGAGATGTTAATACCGTGCTAACTATAATAAATTAAAAGGTATTATAGTAGTGTAACGCATAGTAGGTGAAGAATATAATAATCCTACCAAGAGTGTCCACCATCTTATATAAGATGAAAATATATGCTGAACTATAAAGAAGTGAATTTATAGAACTAGGAGATAAAAAGCTTCTAGGATAACACAATTGAAAACAAAAATAGCATTAATTGCTATTAAATCTTTTCTGTCCAAAAATCCAAATAAAGTTGTTAAGATAATAGTTCCTACAGAACCATTAAAACTACAATGGATATCAGAACTTAATAAATACAATTTAAATGCTTCAGTAGAAATAATAAATTCAGCTATTAGGAAAGAAGAATATGTAGATTTGTTAGTATTAGATGAAATACATAGATATTTCTCTGATACATTTGTAAATATTTTTAAAATAAAACATCCAAAACTTATTTTAGGATTGTCTGCAACATTTCATAGACTAGATGGAAAACAAAAAATAATACAAAAGTATTGTCCTATTGTGGATACAATATCAATTCAAGAAGCTTTAGAAAATGGGTGGTTATCTAATTATAGAGAATATAAAGTTCTTATAGAAGTAGATGATTATCCTGTATATCAACAAGCTTCTTCTGATTTTCAAGAAACTTTTAGTATATTTAATTATGATTTCAAACTAGCTATGAAATGTCTTACTAATATATTATATAGAAGACAGTATGGTAAATCTTTAGGAATATCTCCGAAAGATATGGATGCTATAGTATTTACTTGGAATAGAGCTCTTAAAAAAAGAAAGGATTTTGTAATGAATCATCCAGCTAAGATTGCTATAACAAGAAAAATTCTTGCTTCTAGGCCTTTTTCTAAAGCAATAACTTTTTCTGGAACTATATCTCAGTCAGAAAAAATAGGTTCTGGTTATATAGTAAATTCCAAAAAGACTAAAAAAGAAAATGGAGCAATTATAGAGAAATTCTCTAAATTGTCTTGTGGTATAATAAATACTAGTAAAGTCTTAAATGAGGGAATAGATATTCCAGGATTAAATTTAGCTGTTATTCTTACTAATTCTTCCTCACCGACAGAAAAAACTCAAAGAATAGGTAGAGTTATAAGAAAAGAAGAGGACAAAATAGCTGAAGTATTTACTTTAGTAATTAAAGGTACTATTGAAGAAAGATGGTTTGAAAATAGTAGTCAATTTTCTGATTATATAGAAATAACTGAAGAAGAGCTTGATTTAGTATTAAATAATTTTGATTTTAAATCGGATAAAACAGAAACTGGAAAAGAGGTAGATGAACTTTTTAGAAACTAAAATAGATAGACATACTAAACCATGACAGTAGAGCGAATGTTAGAATACTTAATGTGTAGAAATATATTATTAAGTAGAGTGGAAATGACTCCAGAGGAAACAGCTTCTCTGGAAAATAGACTAAGGTTGCTGGAAGATGAATTTGTAGTAGAATACAGATTACCAGCGTAATTCTTAAACAAAGGTAATCTGAATAAATATTTAATATGAATTCAGACTTATCCTTTAGAGAGGAAATTCAAATTTATATAGATAGTGGACTTACTCCATCTGAACTATTTATATTAAGATTGCTATTTTTAGCACAAGATGGAGAATTACAGTTAATAAATAACTATCTGAATAATACAGTTAATGGAAAAGAGGTTTTCAAAACTGTATTAAGGACATTACAAGAAAAGGGTATTATATTAGCTTCTTTTAAACTTCCTAAAGAAGGAGAAGTACTAAAATACACAGACATACCAATTAATAAAAACTTTGTAAAAAAGTATATAAAAGAATCTCATCAAGCAGGTAAAGAATTCTTTGATACTTATCCACCATTTATATATATAAATGGAAAAATGGCCTCTATTAAGAATATAACTAAAGCAGGGTTATTTAGTATAGATGATTTTTGTTTATATTATAATAAACACATAAAAACGTCATCCATAACTCATGAAAGAATTATGGAAGATTTAAGATATGCTATAGAAAACGGCCTAATCCATTATTCTATTATTGAATTTCTAGCTAGTCAAAAATATTTAGAGATAGAATATATTAGAGATTCTGGAGAAGTAGCTGGATACAAAAATAGTGAATTATTATAGTATGGTAGTAGAAAGCTTACTAAAACAAATAGAAGATGGCAGATCTGGAAAGAATATAGGTATTTCTATGGGGCTACCTGCTATAGACAAAGTTCTTTATGGTATTCAGAGAAGATATATATATACAATAGGAGCCGATACTTCGGGTTTGCTAATTTAACTATAAAATGAGATAAAATTATAAAATAATCTAACTAATGCACAATATGATTGGTATTTATAGAATACTAAATGTTACAAATGGAAAATGTTATGTAGGATCATCTGTAAACATAAACCAACGCTGAACAAAACATAAATCTTTATTACGACATAATAAACATGATAATAGCAAATTACAGAATGCTTGAAATAAATATGGAGAGAATAACTTTGCTTTTGAAGTTATGGAAGAATGTCCAGAAGATGAATTATTAACTAGAGAGCAATATTATATAGACAATATTAATAATTTTGATGAAGACTGTTATAATATATCTAAAATAGCTAATACATGTATAATGTCTGATGAAATTAGATCTAAAATTAAAAAAGGTTTAAAGGAAAAAAGAGAGCAAGGTTTAATCGAAAGAACAAATACTAAAAAATGCTATCAATATAATAGGTTTACTGGAGAACTAATAAAAGTATGAGATGCAGTTAATGATGCAAATAGATACTATAATACTCCAAATAATACAACTTCAGTAATTCAGAGGAATTTATGAGGTGATACTACTACTGCATTTGATTCTTTGTGATCATTTGAAGAAGTAAATTTCATTTGGGCTAGAGCTCCTCAAAAAAGAAGTACTATAGTTGTTCAAAATGTTATAGAAAAAACTTATACATTTTTTGATAGCATTCCTATATTCTTAGAAGCAGTTGGACTAAATAAAAATTCTAGAGTAACAATTAATGCGTGCATAAAAGAAAAAAGATTATTTAAAAATACTTATTTTGTATTTAAATTAAGAGCCCCTGTCATATTTGACAGAAAACCATTTGAATTGCTGGGAACCCGTGAAGATATAATAACTAAAACAAAAGAAGAAATTCTAGGTGTGAATGTTTAAAAATATTATATTATATGGCAATCAGCAGCCAAGTCTCTAAGTCTTAAAAGATATGAGAAAGGTTCAACGACTATCCTGTGGTGGGAGTAGAGCTTAAGTAAGCTCGAAGCGAATGGCAGATTTTTTAATCTGATGATATAGTCTGGACTTATATGAAAGTATAAGAGAATATATGGAAACGATATATTTGTAACACAATCGGGAAAGACAAGTTTTGGATTAGATATATTTGTATATAATCTTATTAAAAATGCTGGAAGTAGAAAAGTTAATATTTTATATTACTCTTTTGAAATGGCTTCTGAAGTATTATATGCAAAACTATTATCTAGATATATATATGATGAGTATCATGTAGTTATTACTTTTGAAGAAATATTATCATTAACTAAACCTATTAGTGATGATAAACTCAAAATAGTAAATAAATGTGTTCCATTTTTAAATAAACTGGAAAATACCCTTACTATATATGATAGACCCTTATCTCCTAATTATATATATGGCACATTAAAAGATTGGCTAAAAAGATTTGGTACTTTTATTCCTATCAATGAACATAAAGAAGATTATGTAGAAAATGATATAGAAGAATATAAAGTAGCTATAATCGATCATATGGGGTTAATATCAGGGCCAGGAACTAAAAAAGAAAGAATAGATACTGTCGCAGATTATTTTATATATTTTAGAAATAAATGTGGATTAACTGGTGTATTTATTCAGCAGTTAAATAGAGGACAAAAGTCTATGGACAGGAAGCTTAATGGATACGAGCTTACTCAACTTGATGACTTCAAAGATACTTCAGGAACTACTGATAGCTCTGAAGTTGTATTAGCTTTATATTATCCATATAGAGAGAAAATACCAAGAGTTGAAGGATATCCTATACAAAATGTCCTTAAAGATAGGTTTAGGCTGGTTATGGTACTTAAAAACAGGTTTGGGAAGTCTGATGTTAATAAAGGAGTAGTATTTCATGGTGAAATAGGAATGTTTAGAGAATTACCAAAGCCTGAAGAAATTACTGATTATTCAGAATATTTATTATTAACTGGAGCAGATAAATCAACTACAATAGATAACGATGATAGGAATGTTTTTAAACTATAGATAATGGCTGAATTAATAGCTATTGTAGGTGCTTCTGGATCTGGAAAGAGCACTTCATTAAGAAATCTAGATCCAAAATCAACTTTTATTATTAATGTTACTGGAAAAAGTTTGCCTTTTCCTAGTTATAAGAAAAACTATACACCATTTAGGCAAGACCCAGAAACAAAAAAATTCATAGGCAATTTATATAATACTTCTGATGTAAATAAAATTGCACAAGCTTTAAAAATTATAGATAAAACTAGACTAGATATAAAGGTTGTAGTTTTAGAAGATTCTCAATATCTTATGGGATTTGAGATGATGGATAGAGCTAATGAGAAAGGATACGATAAGTTTTCTCAAATTGCTTCTAACTTTTACTCAGTTCTAAAGGAATCTATAAATATGAGACCAGACTTAAAAGTTTGTGTGCTCACTCATAGTGAAAATACTGGAGATTCTGTGAATCCAAGTTATAAGATTAAGACAGTTGGAAAAATGTTGGACAATTTTATAACTATAGAAGGATTATTCACTTATGTATTATTTACAGAAGTACTAAGAACTGAAAATGCTAATGGTAAGAAGATAGAATATAAATTTATTACTAATTCTGATGGTACAACCACAGCAAAAACCCCTATGGGATGTTTTGATAGTTACTATATAGATAATGATCTAAAATATGTTTTAGAAAAAATAGACGAATATAACAATGGTTAAGGCAATAACTATAAGTTTTGATGTAGACACTGATACCGGAGAAGTTACTAACGTAAAAGCTCATGTAGAAGGTGAAGTAAAGAAAAAAACTACTACTAAAAAGAAGAAAGAAGTAATAGAAGAATTGGAAAATACTCCTCTTATTATAAGAGAGGATGGAAAATTAATATTTAACAATAAAGCTATAGATGAAATGGGATTAACTTCTGAATCTAGAGTAGTTGTTGAATATGAGAAAGATAAAGGTAAATTATTTCCTGTAATAGGAACTGATGTGTCTTTTGATACAATAGGAGCTGGTAATAAACTTACCAAATCTAAAACTGTTTCCTTTAGAGGAAACCAAAATACAGTATTAGGTGAATTTGGAGATGAATTTACTATACAAAAATATAGAGATGGAGTGTGGAAACTAGTATCTAATTCTAAAGTGGCTGAAACAGTAGAAGAAGCTATAGAATTATCAGATGAAGTCGATGCACAATTACTTGTAGATGATGATGAAACTTATGAGATAGATGAATTAGAATTTAAGTTATAATAAGAAAATGACAATGGACGGATTTAATTTTAACATTACTGCAAATGCATCACAATCTACATTTAAACCTCAATTACCAGGAAACGAAATACATGAAGTAAGATTCGATGGAATAGTTTCTGAAGACATGCAAGGTAGAAAAGAACCTGATAAAACTTTTAGAGTACTAAGAATAAAATTCTCAAATGACAAAGGTCAGTTTGAGCATACTATATTTGAACCTAGACCAGAGGACTCCAAAAGAAGGGAGAATACTGTAGTAAGAGATGGTAAAGAACAAAAAATACCCTCTGCTTCAAATAAAGAAAATATGATGCTATTACTTAAGCATTTAATTGATGCAGTTCTCCCAGAAGTGGGAAAGAAAATAGATAAAGGGGAGGTAACTCTGGGTGGTAAAGACTGGGAACAGTTTAGAAATAATGTAGTCGCCATTCTTAATAAAGGTATAGGTGCTACAGTTAAAATAAAATTAGTAAAAGATCAAGAAGGTAAAGTAATATTTCCTAGATATTTTACTGGAATAAATCAAGAAGGAAGAGCATACGTTAGAAATAATTTTATAGGAAGTAACTTAGCATTTACTGCTTATGAAAAATCAAATATGAACAATGAAGCTAAAGCTACTCCTACTAAAGTAGATGACGAAATGGATTTTCCAGAAGTAGGTAACTTAGATTTAGATTTTGATGTTTCTGGACTATAATTGAATAATTAATGGAGTTTAAGTATGAAGGAGCTCCAAAGATTACTAAAGAATTCCTATATAATACAATAGGACAAGAAAGATTGATGGAGCATTATTTAGGAGTCCCTGTAAAAAAGGGACTCTTTATATGCCCATCTTTTTTAAGAAAAGACACTAGGCCAACCTGTGCTTTCTATAAAAATAAAAATGGGATTCTTATATTTAAGGATTTTGCAGGAATTTCTGGAGATGCTGCAACTGTAGTTATGAATATATTCCATTGTAGTTATTATCAATCTTTAAGAATAATAGCTAATGATTTTGGATTAATACCATATACTAAACTAGATACTAATCCACCTAAGATACAATACTCCGGTAATGTTTTAGAAGAAACTAAACATGCTAATATACAAATAGAAGCAAAAGATTTTTCTGAAAAGGAGTTAAATTGGTGGAAAGAATTCGGTATATCTTATGATATATTAAAAAAATTTAGAGTTTATTCCGTAAAGTCTGTGTTTTTAAATGGAAATTATTTTACAGGCTCATCAGAAAAAACTTCTATATATGGATATTATGGAGGTAAAAGTAAAAATGGAGACGAGTTCTGGAGATTATATTTTCCAACAAAAACTAAATATAGATTTTTAAGTAATTGGAGCTCTTCCATGTTACAAGGAATAAGACAACTTCCAGTTTCTGGAGAAAATCTTATAATAACTAAATCATTAAAAGATGTCATGACATTATACAGTATAGGGATAAATTCAGTTGCCCCTATATCTGAAACTATTGTAATAAATAAAGCTAGATTTGAAAAATTACAAAATAGTTTTAATAATATAATATGTTTATATGATAATGATTTAGCTGGAGTAAAAGGTGCTCAAAAATATAAAAAACTCTATAATACGAGATGTATATTTATAAAAAGAAAATATGCCAAAGATATTAGTGATTTATGGAAAAAATCAAACTATGTTCAAAGGTATGAAATAATCAAAGATATGGAATTAATACTACAAGATAAAACTATTCATAATACAAAATATTTTTATATATTCAATGGAAAATAACGAATTAGAGGAAAAACCCAAGAAAAAAGTAAATGGCAGCAAAAATAAGAGAAAAGGAAGTTCTTATGAAAGAAAGATTGTAAATGAATTAAAGGAAATAACCAGAGATTCTGAACTATGTACATCTAGATCTGAAAGTAAGAGGTTAGATGATGCTAAAATAGATATAGCAGATCCCAATAATGTGTTAGATTTCTATGTACAATGTAAAAATACTCAATCTAATCCTAGTGTTAAAAAACTTAATGCTGAAGTAGGAAAAAAAGATAAACCACTGGCTATATTCTGAAATGCACAAGAAAAAAGAGAAGTAAACAGTGTTAGTGTAGGAGAATATGTTATAATACCAAAAGAGTTATTCTATAAACTATTAAAACTTAAATATGACTAAACAAATTATTATTATACTGTCTTTACTCTTATTTATATCTTGTAGTGGATATAATGTAGAATATTTTAAAAACAACAAAAATAATAAAGTAAAAATTCCTATTATAGAGAAAGATATAGGAAATAAAAAAGTTTTATTTATAGTAGATTCTGGAGCTAATTTATCTGTTATAGATAGTACTTGGTATTTCAATAACTCTGATTTATTTCGTAAAGAAGGTGAAGAAACTAGTACTATTATAACAGGTATATCAGGTACCTCAAATTTAAAAACTATTTTGGTATCTACAATCATAGATGGCAGACGTATCCTTTTTTCTACTTCAGATTTAAGTCCTATTATTAAAGACTTAGAGACACAAGGTTTTAATATAGTAGGAATATTAGGTTCAGATTATTTAAGGGATAATTATTCAATAATAGATTATAAAAAACAAGCTGTTTATTCAGCTAAAAGATGAAATAAAATATGATAAGTTTAGATAATTTTGCTAAATTAGCACATTATATAAGAGAGAGTATTAATACTAAGGACTTTCTATCAGAAAGATATGATATTGATATCTATCCTTTAACTAAGAATTTAGAAAATGCTTTAGATATAACTCTAATAGAAATTCTTCCAAAAGATAAATTAGATGTATTAGATTATTTCATGGATATGATAATATATACTGATTTAACTGACGATGATATAAAAGAAACATATGATTATATATTTAATGAATAACAGAATATGATGAATTTAGATGATTTTAATCGTTTAGTGCGTGCTATAGCAAGTAATGATGATACTAAACAATTTCTGTATGATAAATATGGTATAGATATTTATCCATTAACAGAAAATTTGGAAATTGCTTTGGATATAGTTCTTAATGAACTTATTCCAAAAGAAAAAATAGACTATCTCATCGATATGGTAGCATATGATGATTTGACTGATAGTGAAATAGAGGAAGCATATAATTACATATTTAATGAATAATGAGTTATGATAAGCTTAGAAAATTTTAACATACTAGTATCTGGTATATTAAGGAGTAACAAACTCTCAAAGAAATTATCTAAAAAATATGGTATAGATTTATATCCTGTGGTTAAAGATTTAGATATGGCTCTTTCAGCAGCTATAGATGAGATTATTCCTAAAGATAAGTCTGACTACTTTTATGATATAGTGTATTCTGGTTATCTGAAAGAAGATAATATAGAAGACTTATATCATGATATATTTGAAATATAATTATGATTAGTTTAGATAATTTTTCCATTATAGTAAATAATATATTGGAGAATAATAGGCTCCTAAAAGAGGTTCCAATAGAACATGATGTTGATTTATACTCTGTGTTTAATAATTTTGATGAAGCACTGTCAATTGCTCTAGAAGAAATTATACCTAAAGATAAAATAGATTATTTTTACAAAACAGTATATTCAAAATCTATGTCAGAAAATAAAATAGAAGAGTTATATAATAATATATTCAATAAATAGATATGTTAAGGATAGCATGTGATATTGACGACTGCATTGCGGATTTTTTGAATCCATATTATAGATTATATGGAAAACCTAAAAAGGGAGATTATGAAATCACTAGGAATGTATATAAACTCAGAAATAATAAAAATTTCTGGGAAAGTTTACCAGTATTAGAAACTATGGATTTTGAACCTCATATATATTGTACTAAAAGGGTAAATAGTAAAAGATATACTAAGAATTGGTTATTAAAAAATAACTTTCCTGTAAAACCTATATATCAATTATACAATCAAAAAGGAAATAAAGCTACTTTAATTAAGGGAAGGTGTGATGTGCTGGTAGACGACTCTTATAGTAATGTAATAAAAGCTATAGAATCTGGACTACCAGCATTATTATTAACTAGACCTCACAATATCAATATATTAACTCCTTATAGAATAAATTCTTTAAGATATAAAGAAATTGAGGAGAAGTATAATAGATTTTTTAATAATAAGTAATATGACATTTAAAGAGTTAGAGGCTAGATATGGAAAACAAAATAGATCTGAGTGGAGTCAACATCCTAATGGTGGAGGCTGGGTATACAAAAAAGCTGAGGTAGATGATAGTGCTTTTGTAGGAGAAAATGCTGTGGTACTTTCAGGTTATGTATCTATGTATGCCAGAATAGAAGATTATGCTGTAATACGTGATAGTGCAAGAATACTTGATAACGCTGTTATAAAAGGCAATGCACAAATATTTGATAATGCTACTGTATGTAAAAATGCAGTGGTAAAAGATAATGTTATTATACTTGATCAAGCAATAGTAACCGATAATGCAGAAGTATCTGGAAATGTTATAATAAAAGATCATAGTGAAATACGTGATTCAGCTAAAGTAATGGATAATGTTGTCATATCAGAAGAAGCTAACATATATGATAGTGCCAAAGTATTTGGAAATGCAAAAATATCAGGAAGTGCTGAAATATTCGGAAATGCAAAAGTATATGACAATGCTATAGTAAAAGATAGAGTAAGTATATATGATAATGCAGAAATATATGGCAGTGCTAAAATATATGGCAAAGCTAAAATACTAGATAATTGTAAAGTATATGATGATGCACAGATATTTGATCATGCTAGATTAAAAAACTTTTCTCAAGTATTTGAAAATGCTAGAGTATTTGGTTTTGCAGTAATATATGATAATGCTAAAATATCAGGCAATGCTATAGTATATGGTGGTGCTAAGGTATTTAATAAAGCTATTATAACAGGAAGTCCAGAAGTATATGGAGATGCAATGGTTTTTGAAGAAGCAGTTATAGAAGGTTATGCTAAAATATTTGACCTAGCAAAAGTATATGGTAAAGCTAAAGTATCTGATGATGTATTTATATATGAATGTTCTAGAATTTTTGGTAACACTGTATTATCAGGAGAATTAAGTATATTTGGAAACACTGAAATACCTAATAGAAAGATATAAATGAATAAAATATGTTTAGTAATATGTAATAGTGAAAATAGATAATGAAATATCTTTAAAAGTAGTTCCGGGTAGTTTACAACTCCTACGAATGAGTGACGAAGAATATTTTTCTGATAAATATTCTGATTATATAAGTAATAGTAGACTAAGCCTTATTAATCCTGAAGAAGATGGTTCTATAGATAAGTTTAAAAAAGGATTAGAATCAAAATATTCTAGTTCTCTAGAATTAGGTTCTAGTATCCATTGTATGCTCTTACAACCAGATAAATATGAAATATCTGATATTAGAAAACCATCTGGAAAATTAGGAGTATTTGCAGAGAATGTTTATCTGTATAGAAAAGAAGGATATAGTATAGAAGACTCAATAAAATTAGCTTCTGAAAAATCTGACTATTATAAGGATAAATTAACAAGTAAAAGATTAAAAACTGCAATAAAAGAATCTATTGAATTCTATTTAAATAGACTTAGAGTAAAAGAAAGTTTAGATAAATCTACTATATTCTTATCTAAGTCTATGGCTAGTATATTTGATATTTGTATTTCTAATATAATAAGTAATAATGAATTTATGAGCACATTGTATCCAAAAGGAATTATAAATGATCCTGAAGTATATAATGAATATGCTATATTAGGAGAGATACAAGTTGGAGATAAAATAGTAAAGGTAAAAGGTAAATTAGATAATTTTACTATTGACCATGAACAAAAAATTATAACCCTTAATGATGTAAAATCTACTGGTAAGCCTTTATCTTTCTTTATGGGTAATGAATTTAATGGTGTTTATATTCCTGGATCATTTGAGAAATATAAATATTATAGACAGTTGGCAATGTATTTATATTTACTAAATAACTGTTTAAATTTAGAAGGATATAAATATAAAGCTAATATTCTAGCTATAGAAACTATTCCAGAATATAACTCTGGAGTATTTAAAATATCAGATAAATGGATTAAGAAAGGCTTAGAAGAGTTTAAAAATTTATTAATACTTGTTGCCTATGAATGTTGATGAGATAACTAATGAGATTAATAAGTTATCATATGAGGATAGATTTAAGTTATATGTAAGATGTTTTGGATTTGGGAATTTATTATCTGATGAGTTTGATGATAAACTAATTCTTATATCATTAATAGCCTTAACAGCTAATAAATTAAAAGAGAAAAATCCTAAACTTACTACACTAGATGTATTATTACAAATAACTAAAGAAAAAGAAGGAACTTCTTTCTATAATGCTTTAGAAAATTTATCTATGTTAGTAGATGATTTATCATATGGTGTTAGTAAATTTAATTCATATGGATTAACTGATTCAAAACAAATTATAAATAAAATAAAGGAGTTATTAAATACATGGACTCCATTTTAATTTTTAGTTATGGAGAGTATAACAGAATTTAGTGAGGAATATTATATGGATGAGGATATAGTTAGTAAAGCGTCCATATGGGTTAGAGACAAAGATGTCTTTATGCCATCTACAGATATTACTATATATAAGGAACTGCCTCCTGGAATGTATAAAATAGGTTATAGTAATGACAAAGGATTTACTTGTAAACCTATAAATGTTGATACGGATGAATTATTTGTTTTTAGTGATTCTATAACTAAAAATTTATTAGATGAAATTCAAACATTTTGGGATAAAAAAGATGTATATGAAAAAAAGAAACTAATACATAAAAGAGGAATTTTATTGGCAGGTTTCGCAGGTACTGGTAAAAGTACTATCATAAACATTATAAGTAAAGAGTTAATTAAAAATGGAGGTGTAGTGTTTAAAGTATATGGTATAAATAATTTATCTAATTACATAGACTTTATTCAGTACGGATTTAGAAAAATTCAAAAAGACACTCCTATAATAACTATATTAGAAGACATAGATCAATATAGAGAAGTAGAAGCAGATTTATTGGATTTTTTAGACGGTCAGTTTCATTTAAATCATCATTTAGTTATAGGAACTAGCAACAATACTGAGGACATTCCTGAAACTTTTTTAAGACCAAGTAGATTAGATTTAAAAATAGAAATAGGATACCCATCTGAAAAAACTAGAGAAGAATATTTTAGATATAAAAATGTTCCAGAAGAAGATATAAGTACCTTAGTTGAAGCAACTAAGGATTGCTCGTTAGCTGATTTAAAGGAAATATTTATATGTGTGTATGTTTTAGATTATAGTATTGATAAAGCAGTAAATCAAGTATTAAATCCAACAGATAAGAAAAATTATACCAATGCAAAGTATAATAAATCTAGAATAGGATTTGGAATATAATATGAGTTTATTATAGTAATTATTTTTAGATTTATTATATACATATACTATATTTAGACACTAACCAAGTAGACAGATAAAAATTATCAAAGTTGAGGCAATTTTAGAATTTTAATTGTTGTAACTTTGTAATACAATTAGATGGAAATACTAGTAGATGGTAAATTAACAATTTTTAATGTAATATGTAAATATGAAAATTGCAGAATCGCAGGGATACAGCAAGAAAAAAGCTTATGAAGAAACAGGATTTGTAATTCCTTTTGAGAAATTAAAAAATGCCACACTCTCCTGGAAAAAGGCAGGTGAGCCACAAGGTGGTAAAAAATTAGCGGAATTCCTTGAAAACTATTTAAAAGAAAATAGAAATTCAGGGGCTTATATTGTTCTTGAGTCCGCTTCAGAAGATACTCGAGAACGACCGTATAAAATTATTAATGAAGCTACTAAAGGTAAGAGAAAAACAACTACTACTTACCAAATAAAAGAAGCTGAATTTAAGGTAAAATACCGCACGGTAAAAGATGAAAATGGAGAAGATGTAGATGTTCCTGAAGTAACTGTTATATCTACTGGTAAAGTAGAGGGAAAGGCTACTAAGAAAGACCAAGCTTTAGATCTTATGAAGGAACTTATTAAGGAAAATCGGAAACCTTACGTAATTGAAATCGTTAAAGAGGTGACCGAAGGGCAGAAGTACGCAGCTTATGGAGAATATACTCCGTCTGCTTCCGCTAAAATGGGTAAATTTGTTTTTGCCGTAGAAGAGTACTAAAAACAATTACAAAGGTGGGGAAACATTCCTCACCTTTTTTAGTCTAATTTAAGATTTAAACTTATAGATTACATAATGAAAAAAAAGAAAGATTTACGAGAAGTTGAATATAATGCCTCACAGGATGAAGCATTTGACCAAAGGTCTGTAGGAGAACCAGTTAGAGACGAAGACGGAAAGATAAATGGCTATAGATTTAAGATATATGTTAGAGACTCTAGACCGTTAGAAGGATTTCTTACTAACGAAGAAATGGAACTAATATATAGAGAGTACTCTTCTGATGGAGCTAATCTTACTCAGAGGAATATATCTAGACATTTTCCATATACAGTATCTGAATTTAAAAAGATACTACGTGCTTTTAATGTCACTAAGTCTGTAGTACCATTTCCTCCTCATGTTCTAGAATCTAGAACAACCGAAGAGTTATTAGAATTACATATAAAGCAGAAAGAGGTAGATTTTCTTAAGAAGTATGAACAAGATAAAGGAGATTTATATAAGAAAAAATATAATGAACTTTTATTAGAACATCAAAAACTTAAAGAAGATTTTGAATCTGCAAAATATATTTCCGAAGACATAAATAAAGATAAGTTTAATACTATCAAATTAGATAGCTCTAATGAAACTATTATAGTGTATTTAAGTGATATGCATATTGGAGCTTATGTGTCTGAAGAAGGAGTATATGATAATAAGTATGATGAGGAAGAAGTTCATAGAAGGTTAAATATAATCCTAAACAAAATAAATAGTTATAATGGTACATTTAAAAATATAATTATTTTAAATTTAGGAGATGCAATTGATGGATATAATGCACAAACCTCAAGACCTGATTCAACTCACATTCTTCCACAAAATATGTCTAATAAAGAACAAGGACAAGTTTTATTAAGACAAATGAGTGGTTTCTTTACAAATTTAAAAGATAATAATCCAAATTCTGATATATTCTTTGTATCTGTTGGTCATTCAAATCATGGTGGAGATTTTGAACATAGTATTATTACAGCATTAGCTATAATGTTAGAGCATGAAGGTATTAGTACATATGTGGCAGTTAGACCTATAGATCACTTTATTATTGGTGATAAAACTGTTATATTCTTACATGGTAAAGATAATATGGATCAATTTAAGAATTTTCCCCTTGTACTTAATGACAGAACAGAATTATACTTTGATGAATATATAAGATATCATAGTTTAGGAGGTGATATTACTGTAGTAAAAGGTGATTTACATCATAGTGCTACAACGTATGGAAGAGCTTTCAAATACAAATCTGTAAGTAGCTTATTTGGTTCTAGTAACTGGATACATGCTAATTTTGGATTTGCTAAATGGGGTTGTGACTATACTATTATAGATAAAAACGGAGATACATTAGATGGCATAATAAAAGAATGAATTATGGAAATTAGTGCAGATGCATTGCTTAAAGGCAAAAGCACAATAATTAAAAATAGAGAATACTTACCTACTAGAGAATATGCAGAACCATTTTTTGAGAAACTTAGTAAAGTAACTGATAACTTTATTATACAGGTTAAGGAAGCAGATCAAATGAGTCTTACAAAAGATTCTAAAGATGTGGTATATAATAGGGTATGGATACAAGCTGTATTACCTGAAGAATATACTGTAGATAATCATGCAGAAACATATGGTTTAATATATGGCTTAGATGTTAGGAAACCTGTTGCAAAAATTTATAGAGGTGTATTAAATAAAGCGTGTTTAAACTTATGTGTATTTGATCCATCTTGGTTAAATATTCAAGAATTAAAACCAGATGAACCTATAAATTATAGTTCTTTAAAAGAGCTTGTTGAAAAGGAAAATAATATGCATAAAGTATTAGAGGGAATGAAAAATGAATATTTTGTCCGTGAGGATAAAAAGATTCAACTAGGAGAATGGGTAGATTTTACAATAAGTCATTATGATGATAAAGGATTTGATAAAATAAGAATACCTTCGTCTGTTCCTATTGAAGTATATAAAGATTTATATTTAGATTCGGATAGTAAGTATTTTGTGCCTAAAGGAATTAATCCTAGTAAATTTCAAGTATATAATGCTTTTACCGACATTCTCAGTCATGATAAAAAAGATATAGTTAACATAGCAGATAAAACAATACTGTTATCAAAACTATTGAATGTATCAGTTAATTAAAATTGTGTATGACGACGACTGTAAATTTATTCTAGACATTGTTAAAGACTATAATGTAAAGAAGGAAATTTACAGTCTAAGTCATTACAAAGAAAAGAAAAAAGGAATTCCTATTCTTACAAAGAATGGAACTAAAAAAGTTCCACTAGTAGAATTAGTGGGAGAAGATTCAGAAAAGGTTATCTGGAGTGAAAATAATCCTGATTGGAAGAAAGAACTAGATTCATTACTAAAAGATAATAAATAATTAATTATAAAATTTTAAAAATGGTAACACTATTTGATGAAAGAGATTTAGTATCATTTGGAGCTTACATGATTTCAGATACAAGAAGAAAATCTATAGAAGAAAATCCAGATATAAAAAGTAAAGAAGAAATGGATAAAGTGTTAAAAATGGTTACTCAATTTGATTTCAATAATTGGCTGACTTTGAAGTTAAGATCTGAACAAGAGGAAAAAGACACAACTTTAGATAATGAAATATCTGATGAAGATATTGTAGACGAAGAAGATCATCCTAAAATTGTAAAACTTAATCCTAATAATAATTAATGGAAGATTATTTTAAACATGATGAACTAGCCTATGATGTTTGGAAAGACAAGTATAGACAAGAAGGAGAAAGTTTAGAACAATTTTTTGAAAGACTGGAAAAAGGATTTGATAGATCTTTTAGTTATGATAGAAATCTATCAGAGTATGGAAAAAAGAGGCTAAACAATCCATATAGAGAAACCTTACATACTTTATTTAAAGATTTTAAATATATAATTCCTGGAGGCTCCGTACTATATGGAATAGGTACTGATAAGCCTGTAAGCCTATCAAATTGCTTTGTAATTAGTACTGGGGACTCTATATCAGAAATCTTTGACTCAGCTAAGTATATGGCTAATATTAGCAAAGCTAGGGGTGGAGTTGGCATTGATCTATCGGTCTTAAGACCAAATGGAGCACCTGTGAATAATGCTGCTAAGACTACTACTGGTATTGTGCCATTTATGGAGTTATATAGCGATGTAACTAACACAATTGGACAAGGTGGAAGGCGATCGGCATTAATGATAACCCTAGATATCAGACATCCTGATTCTCCAGATTTTGCTATTTGTAAAAGGGATATAACTAAAATAACTGGTGCTAATATATCTTTAAAAGTATCTAAAGATTTTGTATATGCTGTAGAAGGTAATAAAGATTACCTATTAAGATGGCCTGTAGATATAAATATAGATGATATAGATCTAAGTAAATTAGAATATGATAAACTATATGAAGTATCTACTAAGAGATATGTTAAGAAAATAAAGGCTAAAGAATTATGGGATACTATAATAGAATCTAATTGGCGGTCAGCTGAACCAGGAATACTGTTCTGGGATAACATTATAGATTATGATTTAGCTAGTGTATATTCAGAGTATAAACCTATATCAACAAATCCATGTGGAGAAATTCCACTTAGTGCTTTAGATTCTTGTCGCTTAATTGCAGTTAACTTATATAGTCTTGTTAAGTATCCTTTTACAAAAGAAGCTTATATAAATGAAGATCTAGCATATACCGTATTTTATGAAGCTCAGGTTATTGCAGATACTCTTGTTGATGTTGAATTAAAGCATATAAAAAGAATTATAGATACTAATGATGAACCTGAGCTTTGGAAGAAAGTATATGCTGTAGGAAAAAATGGAAGACGAACAGGTACAGGAATAACCGCATTAGGTGATATGTGTGCTGCATTAGGAGTTCCATATGGAGATCCTTCAGTAGTAGAAAGAATAATGCATATAAAATTGCAAGCAGAATTAGATGCTTCTATTGATTTAGCAATTACTGATGGGCCTTTTCCAGCTTATAATGGAGCTCTAGAGTATTATTCAGGAGAATATGGACTAGAAGGCGGTAACAAGTTGTATGAATTTCTTCTAAAAGAATATCCAGAACAAGTACGTAAAATGATGCTGTACGGTCGTAGAAACATTTCAATTAGTACTGTAGCTCCTACTGGGTCTCTAAGTATATTAACAGGTACTACTTCTGGTTGTGAACCTGTATTTTCATTATACTATCAAAGAAGGAAGAAATGTAATCCTGGAGAAACTCCTGATTTTGTAGATCAAAATGGAGTAGGTTTTAAGACTTACATGGTTATTCATCCTAAGTTCAGAGAATGGTATAGGATTAAATTTGGAGAAGAGTTAAAAGATGAGTCAGTAGAAAATTTGGACAGATTATATAAAGAATCTCCCTATTATCTACAAACTGCTAATGATTTAACACCAGAACAAAGGATAAATACACAATCTATTCTACAAAAATATACAACTCATAGTATCAGTTCTACGGTTAATTTACCTGAGAATATAGATAAAGAAACTGTTAATAAGTTGTATATATTAGGTTATGAAAAAAACTTAAAAGGTTTAACAACTTATAGAGCTGGAAGTAGGTCTGGTATTTTGATTAACATAGACAGTAAAGATTCTACAAGACCTCCTGAATTACCCTGTAAAGTATTAAGATTTAAAAATGAAAAAAAGGACTGGATAGCTTTTATAGGTATAAAAGATGGTAAACCCTATGAAATATTCACAGGTATTAATGACCTAGATGAATTTCCAATACCATCTTATATAGAAGAAGGTACTATTATAAAAATACCTTCTGAAGGAAAATCTAGATATGATTTTAGGTATGTTGACAATTATGGATACTCTAATACATTAGGTGGATTAAATAGAATATTTAATAAAGAGTATTGGAATTATGCCAGGTTTGTATCTGCTTTACTAAGAGAAGGAGTAGCTTTAGAAAATATTATTCATATTATAGAGAAATTAGAATTTAATAATAAATCTCTAAATTCTTGGCAATATGGAGTTATTAGAGCTATAAAGTCTTTTATTGAAGACGGAACAAAGACTGATGAGGTTTGTTCAGAATGCGGAGAAAAAGCTATAGTATATGAAAATGGATGTAAAATCTGCAAGAACTGTGGAAACAGTAAATGTGGTTAACAAAATAAAACAAAATTTAAGAGATTTTTACTTAATCTATTTTTCTAAAAAGATGTCTAAAGATGATGCTGTTAGATTAATAATAAATAAAGAATTAAAGAGATACAAAGTTGATATAGATTATGTTAAAGATAATCCTACAATAGGAGGAGAAAGATGGTACGAATATTATACTTTTAACTCTGAAGAAGAATATGAAAAATGGGAGAAATTTTCTAAAAGAATACTTAGAAAAGTATTTCCTTATTCAGACAAAAAGTTCATAGATAATGAATTTAGCTATCTTAATTTAGCCTATGGTTTAAGATGTAAATATGGTAATAAAAATAATAAATAAATCAAAAAATCCACTACCTAAATATGCACATGATGAAGATTCTGGATTGGATCTATATGCTTCTTTAGATTTCGAAATTGTTATAAAACCTGGAGAAAGAGCCCTTATACCTACTGATATTTATGTAGCACTTCCTAAAGGTTTTGAGTTTCAGGTAAGAAGTAGATCAGGTTTAGCTTTAAAACATGGTATATTTGTATTAAATTCTCCAGGAACTATAGACTCTGGATACAGAAATTCTATAGGAGTTATTTTATATAACTCTGGAAAGGAAGATTATATTGTTAGAAATGGAGATCGCATAGCACAGTTAGTACTACAAGAAGTACCCAAAGTAGTATGGAAAGAAGTTGATATTTTGGATAACACAGAAAGAGGTACAAAAGGTTATGGATCTAGTGGATATTAATTATTAAAATGGTAATACTAAAGGATATATACTTAGTCAGCAGAAATGCTAGAGACAAAGTTCAACAGGTAGAGGTTCAATTAATTCAAGATACTAAGTCTTTTATTATAAAGAGATTTACTGGGCAATATTTAGGTAAACAGACAGAGCAGCCAGACCTAATTATAACTAGTGGTAAAGTTAAAAGATCTTCTATAGAACAGGCTGAATTACAGTTTAACAGCATAATTAACAAGTATCTTGATAAAGGATATAAGAAAATATCTGACCTTACTAAGACACCTTTTAATGAAATTAATGAATCTGAAATGAATAGACTTGTTCCATCAGTTAGTACAGATTCAGATGGATTCTTAAAACCAATGTTAGCTAAAGACTCTAATAAGTGTCAAACGTCTGTATTAAATAAGAGGATGTTATGTAGCAAAAAGTTAAATGGAGTGCGTGCTATGATTCAGAAGAGAGGTGATGAAATCTATGCAATCTCTAGAGGTGGTAGATAAAATAAATATTAACAATTTAAGTGAGTAAATATGACAATAAAAGAGAAGGATGTTATAATTGAAGCTGCTGCTTGAGATTATATCAATTCTTTAGATGAAGAAAAACATTTAGGTAAAATTGCAGAAAAATATAAAATAAGTAGACCTGCTTTGTCAAGGAAAGTTAAAGCATTGGGTGGAAACGTAGTACATCCTAAAAATAAATTACTTTTTAATGAAAACATCTTTGATTCTATTGATACAGAAGAAAAGGCTTATTGATTAGGTTTTATTTATGCTGATGGTAGTATTTCGAGTACTCCATTAAGAACAGATGTAAAAACTGAATACACTTTTGAATTATCATTAAAAGCAGATGATACTTATCATTTAGACAAGTTCAATACTTTTATGAACCATAATAAAAATAATGTAAAAGTATATAGTACTTCATGTAATGGAAAAACTTTTAAAAGATGTAGATGGTATGTTAAAAATAAACATTTATGGAATACTTTAAATAATTATGGTTGTATCCCAAATAAATCTTTGACACTTGAATTTCCTAATAAAAATATATTTAAATCTGAGGATTTAATAAGACATTTTATTAGAGGATATTTTGATGGAGATGGGTGTATTAGTATTACTAAAACAAATTCTGTGGAGGAATATACAGCAGTAAATTTATTAGGGACTGAAAGTTTTTTAACTAATGTAAGAGATAGTGTTATATCAAAAAAAGTTCCTCCTATTCATAAATACAAAGACTCAGAATCTACAAAAGTTATGTTTTATTGAGGAACTAATGCATTAAGTTTACTAAATTACCTATATGACAATTCATCTATATATTTACAAAGAAAATTTGATAAATATTTAGAAATTTGCCGTCTATATGAGTAATCATATAGATAATTACAAACCAAAATCGGAGAAGGCTTAACTGCTAACATCGAGGTAAATAAGAGATTTAAAAGTCTTTTATCACCGTAACGCATAGGAACTGAACCTTATAAATAAGAATAAAATGTTCCCACGAGTGGTTTGCATCCTAAATTAGGATGAAAATATATGCTGAGCTATCTGATGAATGAATCAGAATATTCCTACAGTCGTGTAGGATAAGGGGGAAACTCCTAGAACTATGGGATAAAAAGCCCATAGGATAACAAAACTGAAAGATTATAATATACCTACTACATTAATTAGAAATCAATTAAAAGATTTCTTTGATAAACATCCTACTGTAATATTGGATGGAGAATTATATAGACACGGACATCATTTACAAGAATTGAGTGGCATAGCTAGATTAAAAGAATGGGATGATAGGTGTAACCTACTAGAATATTGGGTTTATGATATAGCTGATTCAGAAAAAACTTTTGAAGAAAGATTAGAACTTTTAAAAGAATATGAAAAAGAATTGATAGATGCTGATAAGATAAAGTTTCTTGAACATGTAGAAACTAATAGTTTTAGTGAAATCAAAAAACTTCATGATCAATGGGTTAAAGAAGGATTTGAAGGATTAGTTGCTAGAAAACCTACTAGTACTTATCAATTCGGTAAAAGAGGTTCTGATATGATAAAGGTCAAGGAGTACATGGAACAAGAATTTGAGATTGTAGATTATAAAGATGGTCTTAGAGATGAAGATTTTTGTTTCATATTACAAACTGAAGATGGTAAGTTATTTTCTGCTAAACCTATAGGTGACAGAGAACTTAAAAAACAGTATCTTGAAGATATTGATAATATCATTGGTAAAAAAGGAACGGTGAAATTCTTTGAATGGTCTAAAGATGGAGTTCCTTTGCAACCCATATTTCAAGTTGTAAGAGATTATGAATAATAAATATATGGTATAGAGGAGGTTATTATAGCTACTCTATACCTATATTTTAAAAGTAAATTATTAATATTTATGCAAGAAAATAAAAATTCTATTTATACTGGGTATAGCACCCTAAGTAATAAACTAAGAATAGAACCTTTTTATTCTGGAGAAAGTACAGCTGTAACTCAATATAAAGTTGTTGATGAATTTGGAAATATATGGTTTATAGGTGAAAGAAATGAATGTGAACAATTATTAAATACCAAGTAATGAAAATAAATAAGTTAAGTATTATATTACTTATTGTTTTGGGTATAGTTATATTTATAACTATAATAAGAATAAATACTTATAAAAATAAATATGATAATCAAATAGAATTATATAATGCAATAACTGATTCTTTAAAGATGTATAAAAATAAAGATTCTTTAAATGTAGCTAAAATTAGAGTAATGCAAACAGACAAAGAATCTGATTTTTTAAAAATTAAAAATCTTACAGGCACTAATTTAGAATTACAAAGTCTTATTAAAAATAAAGATAAGAAAATTAAAGATTTAAATACTGCATTAATACTAAAAGACGAAACTATTGTTATTGATACACTAAGACAATACTATCCTATAGGAGGAGATACAGTTATATTTTCTCAATCTGTTATATTAGATACTATATCTGATAAATGGATAAATACAATATTTGGTTTTAGAAAGGGATTTTCTTATTTGGATTTAAAAGTATATAATGAATACCAACTTACCATAGGATATGAAGGAGGTAATATATTCAGTCAAGGAACTCCTTATGCTATAGTAACTAACTTAAATCCTTATACTGTTACTAAAGATATGAAAGTATATCAAGTTAATATACCACAAAAGAAATTTGGGGTATCTCTACAATTAGGGGTTGGTGGTTTATATGATTTAAACACTAAGTCACTTGGGTATGGCCCATATGCAGGTATAGGATTTAATTATAATTTTATGTTATGGTAAATATAGAATGGAATTCATATTTAGCTTGTGCTTATGCAGAAGGTTTCTGTGAGGGTGAAGATGCTACAATAGAAGAACAAATGGAAGCTTGGGCTTATATAATTAAGAATAAGCTTTATAGAAATTTACAAGGATTCTATGGTAGAATTTCAAGTGAATTGATAAATAATGGATATATATCTATAGATGGAAAAATAAATTGGGATAAAGTATATAATAGTGAATAAATATGATGATGAAAAAAATAGAAATAAGTAAAGAGCTAGAGAATTTACTTGATAAAGCCAATCTATTAACTAATAGCTGTAGAAACGACATAACTATATTAGAACACATGGATAAAAGCTCAGAAGACTTTGAAAAAAGAATTAGTAGTTTAGAAAAGAAACTTAATGACTTAAATGCATTAGCTAATTTAATTAATGATATGGTTTATAAAGTTAAAAAACAATAGTCTATGGGATTTTATTTGGTATGGACTCCATATCTAGCTTGCACTTGTGTGGAAAGTGGTACCAAAGATGTAATGATACAATTGGATGCTTGGGCTTATATTATTAGAAACAAATTATATAACAAAAACCGTGAAAAATGGTATAATGATATGGTAGAAGCATTTATTAGAACTGGTCTTATATCTGAAGAGGGAGTTATAGACATAGATAAAATTAATGAAGCTTTAAATAATGAGTAAAATAAAGATTAAGGTTATTGAACCAGAGACTATAGAAGTATTCGGGCCAGATGGATCTTCATACGGTAAATTGAATGAGTTAGAATTCTTAGATTTAAGATGCCAAATAAAGAAAAATAAACAATCTGGGTTTTATATATATTACAACGGAGAAAAAGTTAAGATAAGAAGAGATGGGTTAATGGAAAAATATGTTCCAATTTTTGTAGATAGTATATATAAATATAACTATCTATTAGATATACCTAATGAAAGTTTTAATAACACTTTAAATGGATAATATAGAAAGGTTTAAGAATATAACCGATTATATGATTAAATTGTACGAAGAGAAAAATAAGAACTATGGAAATAGTTTTGATAAAACTCTTGATGATGATGGGTTGATAGTAGCTAAAGTAAGGTTATCAGATAAACTAAATAGATTCTCAAATATAATTAAAAATGGTATTGGAGAAACTGATGAGTCTATAACTGATACATTAATTGATTTAGCTAATTATGCTATTATGACTGTTATGTGGATAAATAAAAAATAATAAACTATGAGTTTAGATGTAACACTAAGAGATAATAAAAAATCTACTAGACTAAGAACTGGTATATTTGTAAGAGAAGATGGAAAGAATAAGGAACTAACTTTAGAGGAAGCCAAACAAAGATATCCTGACAAAGATATAAATCTTTATGAAGTTGAAGATGATGTATTATATTCCAATAATATAACACATAATCTAACACATATGGCTAGAGAAGCTGGTTTATATGAAGCTTTATGGAATCCTAAAGTACACAGAGCTGGAGATTTAATAGAGCCTTTAAAAGAAGGATTACACTTATTAAAATTAGATCCAGAAAAGTATAAAAAATTTAATCCAGAAAATGGATGGGGTAACTATGAAACTTTAGTAAATTTTGTACAAAGTTATCTAGATGCTTGTTATAAATATCCAGATTCTATTGTTGAAATTGATAAATAATGAATAAAATAAGTGCTAATATTGTAGCTGACTCAATATCTATACATGGAGACAGAGTTACTACTTTTTTACTTACCTTTCCTAGATTTATACTACCTGAATTAAATACTCATAGAATGTTTTCACGTAATAGTGCTAGTAGTAGGGCTATACCTTTTGAAAAAATGGTTAAAATGGTAGAAGAAGATCCATTTATACCTATAGCTTGGCAAAAAGATCACAAAGGTATGCAGGGTACTGAGTATTTTAATGAAGAGGAATCTAAATCTAAAATTAAAGAGTGGTTAATTGCTAGAGATAATGCTGTTACTCAAGCTAAAAAACTACATTCTGAAGGTGTAACAAAACAACTATGTAATAGATTATTAGAACCTTTTTTATGGCATACAGTATTACTTACTGCAACTGAGTTTGAAAACTTTTTTAAACTCAGATGTCCGCAATATGTAATTAATTGGTATCCAAAAGATAGACCAGAAGCTTTAGAACCAACTCAAGCTACATTTAAAAGTAAAGAACAAGCAATGTTATATACAGGAGAATGTTCTAATTGGACAGAAAATGATTGGAGAATGAGTAACATAGCTCAAGCAGAAATACATATGCAAGCATTAGCAGAAGCTATGTGGGATGCTTATAATAAATCTACCCCTGTATTTCTTAGAGAGAATCAATGGCATATTCCTTATAGAGAGAATATAGATAAAGATAATATTGATGATGTTATTAAAATAGCAACTGCAAGATGTGCTAGACTGTCTTATATGACATTTGATAATGAGATTGATTATGAAAAAGATATAAAACTTCATGACAAACTCATAGAAAATGGTCATTTAAGCCCTTTAGAGCACATTTGTCAATGTTTAACTGAAGAAGAATATCAAGCTAGTACAAAAACAATAGGTTTTTATAATGGAAGAATAATTCTGGAAGAGGGTTGGTGTGGTAATCTTAGAGGATTTAAATCTTATAGATATATAATAGAGAATGGAATATATAGATCTTATTAATAATGCATATTTACACAAAGTAAAAAATTACACTATTAATATAATAAGTAAATATCCTAATATTAAGAATTTAATAGAAGATGAATATTACAAACTTCTTATAAAAATAGCTAACAGAGAATTAAAAAATAATGATTTTTCAAATTATTATAGGCAGGCTGAAATTTTGATTATGAAAAATTTAGGATAATAATATATTGTAAAATCAATGTAAAGGCTATACAAATACATTAGGATCAATTCAAAAGTTGGTTATGAAGAAGATGTTAACTGAAATTTTTTAAAGTCTTAGAAAGGATATTTAAAAATAGGAGAGATGGCGGAATTGGTAAACGCACCCTATATGGATTAGGGCGGGGTAATTGAAATAAAGAATTATTGCAAATAGTAAACAGTATAGGAATAACCCTGAGAAAGTTATTCTGTAAATAAGTAGCTGGCAATCTACCAAGATGAAAAATCTACTCAATAGACGAGTAATCTATGATTGTATGATTCCTAATCTCCTCATGCAGGTTCAAATCCTGCTCTCTCCCCAATTAAAATAGTTAAAAACTATTTT